GATCTCTGCGGTCTGATCACTCTCACCAGGACCCGCGGATTTAGAGAACTTCTTCTTCCAGGCGTAAAGCGAATGCGGACTGACACCAAGTCGCTTCGAAACCTCCGCAACCGGATAACCCCGCTCGGTGATTTGCGCTACTGCATCACGCTTGAAATCGTCACTAAAACTAGAATTGCCCACTATGGCCTCCTTGCCTCAAATTTAGGAAAGAAAGCGTCTACAAATCCAGGGGCTATTCAATTTCGGGTCTTGGAACAATGCGATTGTTGAAGCTGACTTCACCTCAGAACAATTAAAGGATTTCAGTGTTCGTAAGGAGATTCTGTTTGAGGCGTCGGAAAAGGATGCGGTGACGAAAAAGGAAAGCGAACTAATTCGTGAGTACCAATCCAGCGATCCTGATATTGGATACAACAGGACGCACCGTAGAAGAAAACGTGACTCATAAGGAGCCATTGAAGTTGTCAATAAAAACGAACAACAAAATAATTATACTATCTATTCTTATGTGTAGTCTTTTAGTTTTCACAGTTAATATTTTATCTGTGGAATATAAGCCAAGTATTCTATTTATGTACTATTGGATATTTTTGTTGATTGGCTGGTTTTTGTCACTGCTCTATGGGCCTTTTGCCCGATATGGTTCATGGTTGTTTGATGAAGATGATCCGCTCATTGCAGAAAAGTATTGGCTGTTAATTGCGGTGATGGAAGCAATTGGAGCCCGGGTAGAGAAGCCGCAAAAAGTTTCTTCAAATGCGCATGACTCGTAAGGAGCTTTTAGATGATATTGCAGACGCGTTTTTGTAACCTTTCTCTACCTTTTCTAAGGCAAGTTTTCCTTTTTCTATTGATATTGTTTGCACCTTTAGATGTTGCTTTTGCAGGGGAGCAACATGTTGAGCAGTTCTTTAAATCCTGTGTAGGATCGCTTCCAGATTTTTCGAATTTCGATAAAACGCTAGAAGAGACAGGATACAAGAAAACTGCTGAAAATGGCTGGATTGGACTTTCGCCTGACGCTCCATTTATTTCTGTGACCTCGAAACCGGATAGATTGGTGTGTTCTCTTTCACTAACTGGCGATCACACGGGTCTTTTTTCAAAATCCTTATTAGGTATTTTGGAGCGTAATCCAGATTGGCGCTATGAACTGAAACAGCACGAAGGCCGATCATTATACCTGGTTCAGACTGAGCTTGGCTCAACCATTTTAGAAGTCGTTCCTCCAAATGGTGCGAGCACATTCATTCTAGCAAACTCACTGAAACGTTGAGCGCGTATCTCGATGAATTCTCAGTGACCCGATAGGAGCGGAAGATGGGCCGTTTTGTAGATGGCGAAAAACGAAAATACTGGAAGAAAATATTTGCTGATTATTATTGGTACAATACTGAAGTTATATTTGTTTTTATTTTTGGTGTATTGGTTTGTTTATTTGGTCTTTATTCAGGGTCAGAATCAAAGTATTTGCCAAAGCTTATTTTGGTCACTTGTTTTTGCGCTCTTTATCTAGTGTTCGTTTTCGTTCGATCTATTTTTAAAACTCATCGCAAGTTCTAAGGAGCGAATACGTGTCCAAAAAGAGTAGAATAACCGCGGTGAGCTTGTTTGTAGTTGCTTGCGTGGTTTCAACGCTGATTGTTCATTCAATCGTAATTGCTGCTGACCGGTTAAATATCGCCCCTGATTTTTTGAGTGGGTTTCTTTTGCTTCTCATTTTTACTCTGATCTCATCTTGTTTGATTTTCTTTTCCGTGTTGATCCTGAAGAAATTCGAAGAGGGTATGATTTTTAGAGAAAATGGCCTCGGTTGGCGCATTTTTGTAACATCATTTTTTCTGTATCTTTGCACGTTTCTGGCGAACAGCCTGCTGGTGCGGCAGGGCTTAACTACGCCAATTGGTGGCATAGCAATTCAGTATTTGGGGCAAACTGTCGGCTTCACCATCCTGGGTATAGTTTTAACTTCCACGAAAAAAGGCGCTGCCTCTATCGAAACCGTATTTGAATAATGGACGTAATTTATGAGGAGCCTCTGTTTATTGCGGCATTTCCTCCGGCGGCGCCCACCGATCGTTGCCTTTGCCCGTTTCAATGCGCCAGCGGATCCAGGTTTGGATCTCCGAGCGCAGCCAGACTGTCTTGCGGCCGACCAGGATGAAATTCTCGGGAAATTTTTGGGCGCGCATCAGCTCGTAGATCGTTGATTCACCCAGCTTGGTGTCCTTGATCACTTCCTTGATGGTCATGATGGCCGTGTCTGAGGAGAATGCTTCCTTCTCACGCGGGCTGAGCATTTCGATTGGCGCGGTCATATCTTCATTCTCCTGATTTCAGATTTGATTTGGCGGACTATTGGTCCCGGATCGGGTCCGGGACGGGAATACTGGGGCGGCCTTTCCGGGGCAGACTTTGCCGGTCCGGGACGGGTCCTGTTAAGTCCGTGCCGATAGGGCGGCGAGCGGTTCAGTTGGTGTCCATGTCTTTCAGGCGCAGGTTGACTGCGTTTCGGGTGGCGTTGATGACGGCGCGGATGTGGGTGGCGGCGGCTTTGTCGCCAGATTGCTCTAGGCGGGTGGCTTCGCGTTCCATGGCTTCCAGAAAATTGGCGCTCATGGCGCGGGCGCGGGTGTGCGTGGCGTCCGGTTGCCGTTGAAAGCTCATTGCGGCCCTCCCGACTTCAAGGAGAAAAGGGCCCCGATGCCGATTGCGCCGGCAACGAGGCCAGTCAGCACCCGGTTTGCTGCTCTGGGGAGGAAAGCAGAAAGCTGGTCGGGTGCAGGTTTTTCTGAGGTTGGGTGCGGGTCGTTTGTCTCTTGTGGCCATTCGCCGAAGGCCATCAGGCGCGCGTCTTCGTTGTATTGGGTGCGGTTTTTGTTGGCGAACGCGGTGACCATCGTGACAAACAAGCAGACCATGGCAATTGCGAGGGCTGCGAAGGGTGCAAAGGCGCGGACAAAACTGAAAAGGGTGTCACTCATGTCACTTCGGCCTTTTCTGGTGGCGGCGCGTTAGCGGAGTTGGCCTGCTGATCCGACGGTTGGCTTGAAAGCTTGAGGGCAAGGTCATGAATGGGGGCAGGGCCGGTTGCCGGCCAGTTCTGCGCACCAAGAGCCGTTGAAACGGCCCGTAGCGCATCAGGGCGCCCGTAGATGACAGCGTCTTCCTGAAGATTGGGCAGGGGCAGGCGCAGGGCCTCGACCAACTGTCCACTGATGTGGTCGTGCGAGCCGTCGTCGTTCTCAACTAGCAGCGCACGGCCGACGCCCTTGGCACTTTCATAAAAGCGAACCTGGGCGGTGAGGCTGGCGAGACACTTGGAAACGGAATCCAGCAGGATCTCGACATGTTCCAGCTTGTCTTCTGGCGGCATGTCGTTGTGGTGTTCGCTGAACTCTTCAAGCGCACGCTTCAGAACGAAATAGGATGAATTGCTGTTCTGAATACCTGCGGTCACGACTACGTCTCCTGATTGTGTTGATCGGGGAAACGCTACCAAGCCGCGCGCGGTTGTAGCCACAACCTTAAATCGCAATTGATCGGGCCTTGAAAGCCTGGTCTCAATTTTTGCGATATCGGGTGTGCTAGACATAAAACTTCCAAAAACGAAACTTCGATTTTGGAAACTATGTGCAGAATACGCACTTCCTGTCAACAGGAATGACAGTGCGGGTAGGGCGATGCTAATTTAGAAATACGTGTCCGATTCCGAAACTGGTTGGTTCAATGGAGAAAATTGATGTCTATAAGTTGCGTACTGGGTGGGGGCTTCTAAACAAGAAGCTCAACGATCAGGGGTATTGCCTCCGAAGGGGCGAGTGTTTTGAAGAACTGGAGAAATGTATTGCAGGGAGTACGAGGCCCGAACTCACCGAGCACTTTTCAACAAAACAAAATACCTACACGCCACGCACAGCGTTCTGGATTTCGGTCGAAACGCATCTCGGGGAAGCGGTTGGGCGTGTCGCTACCCGAATTGATCGCCTGCAGGGCATGACGCTTGTCGATTATTGGCGAAAGTATTGGCAGAGATGCTACCCAGGCGAGGGCGGAGGGCAGGCCAATTTAGCCGCTACTCAGCCAAATTTTGGGGGGCTAATTTCCGGAAACGTCGCGTATATTGGAGACTTGTATATCGAGCCGGAGCATAGGAAAAACGGGATTGCTTCAGCCCTGGTAAAAATTGTTCAATTGGACGCGCTAGACGAATGGGAACCGGATTTCGTTTATGGCTGGATGACACGCGAGCACGTAGCGAGCCCTCTATTCCCATCTTATGGTTTTAGGGCTGTGCACACTGATGGGATACGTTGGAATATTCCGCCGGGGACAATAGATGATGACCTGGTGTTTGTTGGAAATCGATATAGCGATCTTGACGACCTTCTGTCTCAGATAACCACTTCATAGAACGCTTGATCGTGTAGCTAACTAGATAACTTCCAATTCTCTTTTTGAATTTAAGAATAACACGCTCGTACATAATTTCGGGCTTTCCAGGTCCCAGAAGTGAGCCAGTTCCTACTGTCTCGAACACTGGCTCTCCATACAGCGCGTCTTGATAGCCGTCGCAAACCAGATTTCTATATTCTTCTTGAAGTAGGTTTTTTGCGTTTCCTTCTACAATGACTTCCGCTTCCGGGAATTGAGAGGAAAATAGAGTCTCGGAGCCAAAAAACAGAATTTCTGGACTGTCGCCAGGCGCACAAATGTCATCGAAAATGACCAGATGCGGCGAAACCGCCATTAAGGCTGAGCTTGGAGGCATAACACCATCGGAATCCTGCCAAACTTTGAGCAGAAATTGGGCGGTTTCGTCTGCGCCGCCAGCCTCGATCGTGTCAATCGAGTTCCGTTCGACAAAATGCGTCACTGTTGAGCATCCCAGTCTTTAGGGCGATATCCAGTCTTTCTGGCCTGCCGCGCTACCTTTGCTCGGCATGTTAGTACAATGTAACTCTCTTGAGCTGCAGTAAGCCGCGTTAAACTGTCATGTCCAAATTTTTTATAACATTCAAATTCAAGTATATCGAAGCAATCAAAACGATGTGCTCGAAAGATTAAATCAACAAGGCTGTCTTCATTGTTCTCATCGGGGACTGCGACAATTTTTGGAACATCAATTTCCATCATGGCATCCTAGTAACTTTACGTATCTAAGTTCCTTTTCTACGCGCTAGAGTTTCATACAACTTAATGATGCGGTCAATATATTCTTCGTTACTAAGTCGTATTCCTCTGCGTTCTTCTTCCAGTTCAACCTTGGATTCTGCAAGCTTCCAAAGCTCGTCTTCGTTTTGGTTGGCTAAGTTGCCTCCCCTGAAGTCATTGTCATTTGATCGTTTAGCTATGCGGGCTTGGCCGTGACCAGGGATGGCAGGCAACTCCGCATCCAGATATGCGGCGACGATCAGTAGTTCGTCTGCCTTGATGTTCCGCGACCCTTTGAACGTCTTGTTCATTTGGGATGTAGAAAGGCCAAGCAGCTTCGCAACAGCTGCCTGCGTTTCTTCCTTTTCATCAATGACCTTTGCGAGCCATTTCTGAATTATTTCTTGTCTGTCAGTTTCCATAGTGTGCGAATAATGCACGCCTTGGTTCAGCTTGTCAGTTGCTGAATTAGCAGTGAAACTTCCGTTTTGGATATTGCCAGAATCGAAGGATCGTGCAATATCTGCTTGATTACTCCCCACCGTCATGAGCAGAGACCAAATATGAATCTAGAGCCTGCTGCATCCGTAATTAGGGAACTGGGCGGAATTTCAGTGCTGGCCGGGCACCTTGGCCTGAACCAATCGACGGTAAGGCGATTCCAATATCCGAGATCTAAAACTGGCACCGGTGGGTCCATTCCAAACGTGCACATTTTTCCGCTCCTTGCGCTGTCCTGGCAGATCGGAAAGCCGTTGTCCTTGGAGGCGTTGGTGCTAACGCCCACGCAGCGGACCGAGCTAGAAGCCCTCCGAAAACAATCATCCCCCAAATCCTGCATTTCGTCATCTCGCAAATCGGAGGGGTTTGAGAGATGAGTTTTCGGCCGACTACACATCACGACCATCTGGCCCTGAAAGCCGCTTTCCGCCGGTTGATGCGCAAATGCGGCGGGCAGGACGAGGCTGCGGAGGCAACGCGGGTCAGCCGGCATGCGCTTTCAAGGTATGGCAATAACGCACATTGCCAGGAGCATGTGCCGGTTGATGTTCTGATGGATCTCACGATTGACGCGGATGACCCGGAAGTTGTCCGCGCGCTGTGCCGCTTGGCCAACGGTGTTTTTGTTCCTCTGCCGCGGGCACGCACAAGCGTGACCAATTGGCCGGCTGCTGTTGGAGCTGCGGTCAAACGCGGCGCCGATGCCGCCGAAGCGATCTGTAGTGCGCTGAATGACGAAGGGCAGATTTCGCCGGAAGAAATCTACGATCAGCAAATCCTGGACAAGTTGAGCGCTGCCATAGAAGCGCTTGTGGTGCTGCAGGGTTTTGCGCGCGTTGTGAGCGAGCAGGAGGCAGCGGAATGACGCTGATTGCAACGCGTGACCCAACTGAGGCTGTGTTGAATGGCTGCCTGGTGACACCGCGCGATCCGAAGCGGGCCGAACGGATGGCAGCACAGGTTACGCCGCGTGCGCCAGTGCCGGTCAAACCTGCGGCGCGGATCTTCTTTGACCCGGAAAACCAGCCGCGCGGCCTGGTTGGGCAGTTGAGCGCCGAACAGGAATGGGCGCTTGAGGCAGCAAAGCTGGCAAAGCAGGAAATGCCGGATCCAGAACGTAAGCCGGGTGAGGTGAGGGATAAGCCGGCAAAAGACATGAACAGCCAGGACCGGTTGGAACTGGTGACATTCCTGGTGTTGCTGGGGCTGATTGCGAATGCCCCAGAACCAGGGCAGGAGCCGAGACAGGATCCGGAGCCAAAACTTGAACCAGTGTATCTGGTGGTCAAGACCCTGCGGGAGGTGGCGGAGGACCTATGTGCGCGGCACGAAATGTCACTGGGGCTTTTGAAAAGCAAACAGCGCTGCCGAGATGTTTGTGCCGTCCGGTTTGAGGGCATGTACCTGATGCGGGTTCACTGCAAGGCAAGCCTGCCGCAGATCGGCCGGTTCTTCGACCGCGACCACACCAGCGTTCTGCACGCCTGCGAAACTCACGCCAACCGGCACGGCCTGCCGAAACCGTGGAAAGGCGGGCAGGGATGAGGTTTTGTTTGCGCTCACGGAGCATTTTGGTTTGCGGGATTGCCAAGGGCAAGACCCGTGGCGCACTTCGCACCTGTCCTACGCGGGTGCCTCGCGCATGCTCGGGCACGCGGTCGCGCTTGCGGCCTTTGGCCGATCCAATTTCCCCAAACTCAAGTTTCAGGAGTTGCGCCATCATTGTGCTTTCGCCATGCGCGAATGCCAGCATAGAAAGCACCGATACCGCCAAACCCGAAGAGTGCGGCGATGGAAATGCCGATATTCTTGGCGGTTCCAACAGCGGTATCAACGCCGCTGAAGAAGCGACCAAATTTGGTCCAGAATCCGACAGAAACCGTGATCGATTTCGGAAAACGGCTCACAGGCAGGTTCAAGGTTTCCGCGCCGATATGAAGTTCATTGCGCAGGACGACAAGAAGCTGCAGGTCGCCCTCCTTTTTGGGCGTCACTGCCCAGGTGAACGTATCTTCCATGCCATCGGGGATCGTGCGCCAGATGATTACGGAAGGCTCAATCTTAAAGCCCGCTCCGATCAACTGTGCGCCAACACGCGCAGTTGTCTGGGTATTGGTTTCCTCGATCAAGACAGGCTCGTTTGTCGCGTCATGAAGCGCCATTGCATCCGCGCTGAGACCAACATCCTTTTGGCCAGCTCGACCCCGTGCCACCGTCAGAAATGCGTTATGTTCTGTCTCATAGACCATGTCGGGAAAGATCTCGCCGACAACCGTCGTGCTGCGCTGCTGACGGCGCTTGAATTCTTCCAAAACGGGCGTGGCGTTTGGGGTTCCGAAAAGCGACCCTGGCGCGTTCGTATCACTCAGCAGGGCAAGCAGTTTCTCGTTTGGCACTTTGCTCAGATCGCCCGGATTGCCAGTTGGATCAAAAATCGCGGCGACGCCGTTCAAACCGCTCGACTGATTGCCGGTTTCACAGAACAGTTTTTCGTTGGAGTACAGGCAGTTAAAGCTCGGATCTGCCGGGCCGACACTGGTGGGACTGCCATGATCTGCGATTGGCAGAAAAACGAGGGGTGGTGGGACAGCAGTGTTGTTGGCTGCTGGCAGATAAAACCAGACAACGACAACAGCAACACCGGCGAACGCAAGCAAGGCGCCTGCGAAATCGACTATCCGATTCATGCCACGCCCTCCTGTAGCTCTCCGGCTTCAAACGCTCACGTGGTTGCGAGGCGCTATTTTAGCAACCTTGGGGCAGGTCGCGCAATCCCTTGTGCTGGAGAGGGCGGGTGATGGCCAAACTGACGGCCAATCCGGGCGGCGTCGCAGCCGATCAACTGCGGGCCTTTGTCGAGCGCATCGAGCGGCTTGAAGAAGAGGCCGCCGTGATCAACGACGACAAGAAGGACGTCTACGGGGAGGCCAAGGGCAACGGGTATTGCAAAAAGACAATCCGCAAGGTTGTCCAGCTGCGCAAGAAACAGCCGCATGAACGCGAGGAAGAGGAAGCCATTCTGGACCTCGACATGCACGCGCTCGGGATGGCGGGGCCGGGTGAGGGTGACGGATGACGGGGAGTTTCTTATATGGCGGCTGCCAGTTGACTCATACGGTCATCTGTTTCGGTCCAGTCGATTTCGGCAATATCTTCAAGAAGTTGGTTAGACGTTCGGTCGCATCCCAGAAGTATTCTATCGCAACGTTGCTTTGTTTCATCACTGAACTTGAAGACATCGAGCGGCAACCCGTTCTTGTCAATTTCGCTACCGAGAAACCTTTCGTATTGCATGAGAAGGCTGTTCAGCGCGTCAAGCGAAAGACGAGCTTTGTAGCTGATAAGTGGCTCGGAATAAGAAGGAATAGAATAGGGAATGTGCTGCGCGCAGTTAAGAAGCGCGTCTGCCTCTCGCTCTCTCCCTTTGAATACAAGCAAGGCGGGCCCAAGCTGGCCGCGATAAGCGCCCAACTCTTCTGCAAGGTCGGCCATGAACTGGCGATAACGGTTCAGTTGGCTGAGCTCGGCCACATAGTTCTGTCGCCGTTGTTCCTTAATTTGCCTTTGAACTGCGACCCAAGCAATTGCTGCGGCGATAATTGTGGCAACGAGTGCGATAAGCGCACTGATCAGGGTTTGATACGCAGGCCATGCGAGGGATGCAAAGAGGATAATCAACCCCACGGCTGCGCCGAAGATGCCAGCAAGAATGTCGAAGAAAATTCTCATTCAGTTGTCCCCCTACGAAATCACAACTTGCCGCCTTTGCCGGTGGCCTGCAAGCCCGGATCGATGTCCGGGCCGTGGGGGAGTGCAGCCGCATGAGCGCTTACCTGTTGCCTGACGGTCATGTGCAGATCGCCTTCAGCGGCGGGCGCACCAGCGGATTCATGCTTCACCAGCTTCTGGAAGCAAACGGCGACTTGCCGGACAGGTGCGAGGTGACCTTTCAGAACACCGGTAGGGAAATGCCCCAAACGCTGGATTTCGTTACCGAGGTCGGGCGGCGTTGGGGCGTTGAAATCACCTGGTTGGAATACCGGTCCGAAAAGCCGTTTTTTGAGATTGTCGGACGACAGGGCGCAAGCATAAACGGTGAACCCTTTGAGGCGTTGATCGAGCGTCGCAAGTTCTTGCCGAACCAGCAAACGCGGTTCTGTTCCATGGAACTGAAGGTAAGGACCGCAAAGCGGTTTCTCAGGTCGATTGGCTGGGATCATTGGACAAACTGCGTCGGCATACGCGCAGATGAGCCGCACCGGCTGAACAAGCCAAAACCGAAGGACCGATGGACAGTTTGGACGCCATTGGCGGACGCGATGATTTCCCGGCACGACGTTGCGGCGTTCTGGTATCGTCAGCCGTTTGACCTAGAGTTGCCGAACGTTCGGGGCAACTGCTGGCTTGGCAATTGCGACGGCTGTTTCCTGAAGTCCGAGGCGAGTATTGCTGCCTTTACGCGGGAATATCCCGAGCGGGCCGCTTGGTGGGAACGGATGGAAGCGCGCCTGCAAGGCAAAACCAAGTCATTTGCGACAGCTCAGTTTTCCAAGCGATACAGCCGCGCAGAAATGCGGGAATTCATGGAACGCCAGGGCGATTGGACCCTGTCGACCGAAGGCGCGCTTTGTCAGGCCAATCACGGGGAGTGCGTTGCATGAGCATGCAAGCTGAAACCTTTGTTGCTGACAACAAGGGGACCCCGGATCTCTATCCGGGGCAGGAAGTTGCCGCATGAGCCATAAGGCGACCAATTGGGCGATTGAGCAGCGTGGGCTTAAGCCGGCGACCAAGATCGTTCTTTGGCACCTGTGCGACCGGCACAACCCGGATCATGGCTGTTTTCCCTCTCAGGATCAGCTTGCGCAAGATTGCGAGATCTCCCGCGCCAGCCTGAACCGGCATCTTGACGAACTGGAACGGCGCGGATTGGTGTCCCGCGAGGCACGCCGGGACCGGCAGACGCGAAAACAGCTTTCAACGCGTTATCACCTTGCATTTGAAGAGGATTTTGAACCTGCTGATACGGCGGACCCGTGTCCAGAATTGAGACACGGAAATGACGATGAAACCGTGTCTCAAAATGTGCAAAAGCCGTGTCTCAAAAATGACGAAACCCGTGTCTCAATTTGCGACACTAACCCTGTAAGGGAACCAGTAAGAGAACCAGTAATTGAGAAAGAGCGCGTGAGCGGGCGCGAGAACACGCAGGATCCGAAAGCTCACAGCGTGACGAAAAGGGCCTGGCAGAGACGGTTTCGAAAAGCGCATGCCGCATGGCCGACGGTTGCCGACGACAGCCCGAAGAAAACCGAGGCTGCGTGGTTCAAGCTTTCCGAAAAGGAGCGCGAAGCCGCCGCTGCACGGCAGGCGGCGTATTTGCATCACGTTCGGCACGACCTCAAACGCACGGCGTTCTGCCGATATTCGGTCTACCTGAGCGAAAGGCGTTGGGAGCGGCTGCCAAAAGAGGCGTCAGCTCCAGGAGAAGCCACGGAGATTGCCAAACCGTTCGGCAAGGACTGGGGTGCGTTCCGCTTTGCCAGGCTGAGCGAGCCGCCGGCGGGTTTCAACCAGGCCTTAAGCGCAGGGCAGGAGAGCTGGATTGCCAGGGGCCTGGAGACACGCAGCTCGATCCTGTTGCAGCGGCAGGCGCGTTCTGGCTGGCCGCGGGTCAACACCATGCACGAAGACGCCATGCGGCGGGGCAGGGGCGTGGTTGCCGATCCGGCGCTGGCGGCACTCGCGGCGCTGTTTGTAACGGTGCGCAAGGGCTCTGACCTGTGGCACGCCTGGCAGGCGCTGCACCTTGAGCGGGGCTGGCCGTGGCTGCCGGACAACAGCCCGGAGTGGGTGTGGATGCCGGCGCCTCCGCAAGACTTTGGCACTTACGCCAGCCCGCTGGAGGCTGTGCGGGCGGCCATCGCCCGGTTTGAAACCGGGCACGCAAACCTCACCGAAAGGCAGGCGGCAGAATGAGCGAATTGCAACGCATCCCCGTGACCGAGGCCTTGAAGGCGAATTACACGTTGCTGCGCGGGCTTGTTGGCGCCGCCGGGCTGGACTGGATCGTGGTGCGCACAAACCCCAATTGCGAGCAGCGGGCGCTTGAGAGCCTGACCGCAGCCGGGCTGCTGGCGTGGTTGCCGATGGTGCCGATGGTGCGAAAAAACAGCCGGACGAAGAACGAATTCGACAGATCAAGGCCGATGTGCACCCGGTATCTGTTCGTCGGACTGGACAGATCAGCCCGCCAGTCCACAGGCGATGTTGTGGTGTGTGACGGGGTTGAGGCGGTGCTTTCGTTCGATCCGGAGCGGCGCCCGCATATCGTGCCGGCCAGGCAGATGCAGATCCTTGTCGAGGAATGCTGGCAGGCGCTGACAAGGCGAAAATACGTGCAGGTTCAATCGTTTGACATCGGCATGACATTCCGGCTTCTGGCCGATGAATTCAAGGGCTGCCCGGGTGAAGTGACCGGCTATGACAAGGCCAGGGGCATTATCGAAGGCAAGGTGCAGATGTTCGGCCGCGAACACGCTGTGCGCGTTGCAGTTGACAAAGTAGCGATCTCTGGTTGAGAATCCGCCGCAGGATGATTTGTCGGATCCTTTGGGCCTGGGCTGTCCCCCTGGACGTCACACCAAACAGAGCGACCAAAGCGACAAACCCGGCCAACAACAAAAACGCCCCAGGGCGGAGTTGGCGCGACGGGGTTCTATGGCGGAAATGCAGAACACGATCGGATGGTGCAGCTCGCGGTTATGCGGGCCTTTTTTGTGTCTTGCGGCCCTAATTTCTGCGGTTGTGTTGAAGAAATTTTTCGTGCGACTTAAGGTGGTGGAGGGCGATGTATACACGATAGGGCATGACTTATGTGGCGAGTACCAGATCTGGCACGCTTGCCTCGATCATATAGCGTGTAAGCTCAGCAAAAACCTTAAGAAATGGGAAATCACTCCATTCAGGCGAGCCTTCGAGCCGTGGCTTGATGGGGACTACATAGGCGGGTGGAGCGAGCCCGTCACATTCCTGGACCTGCAATTTTCTAATTGACGTGACAGTGAAACTTGACATGCAATCGCCGCACTGAAAAAGGTTTAGACAACCCCACTGGTTCGCCCTGCGGGGTTTTTGTTTGCGTAATTCTCAACTGTTTCGAGCTCCGAATTACCGCGTTTAACGGTCAACGTTTGCCAGTGTTCTGAGAACATACCTTTGAGATTGGCGTTTCTTACAATTTAGTTGTCTTGTTGCGTTGAGCAATGTTCACTTACCTCTTAGGGTGGAAATATTCTCAATTTTTTTTGCAGGAATATGGGATGTGGCCATTTAGACGAAGAAGAAGATCCTCTGCGCATCAGACTTTCCTTCCACGAGCCTATCAAGACGAGTTGGCGCTGCGTCTGGCAATTGACTTGCGTGGTCGTGCTGCTCGACTCAGATGGATTGGTTTTGGTTTCGTTGGTGCGGTCGTCCTAACCGTCATTGCAGCATGTTATGTTTACTTCCTTATTCCAGGCCTCGAACGCGAGGCAGCATTTAGAAATGCTGAGTCTTTTCAAAACTTGAACGATAAAATTAGTGAACAGAAACAGAAGGTAGGGGAAATTGATGGTAAGGCAATTGAGGAATGGTCAAAAATAACGAACCAAAACAATAGTTTATCAATCCGATCGAATAAGACATTTCAGCAAAAATTCAATGCTCTACATTTTGACACTCCCGATGATGGATGGCTCGTGGGTGCGGGCGGCATGATCTTGTGGACTGAAGACAAAGGTAACAATTGGCAATCTGTTCTCCCCATCACAGCGGAGAATTTGGTTTCCGTCTACTTTGATGGCGGAGGCGACAAAGGTTGGGTTGTCGGGGCAAACGGTACAATTCTCTTTTCAAAAGACCGCGGCAAAAGCTGGCAATTCCAAGATAGTAAAACGACTGAAAATCTAACTGCCCTTGATTTCGCGGAGGACGGGAAGAACGGGTGGGTAGTTGGGCTAAACGGCACTTTGCTTCGAACTCAAAACGGTGGTGAAGAGTGGGAAAAAGTTGATATTGAGTCCAACTCCGATCTGCATTCGGTGCGTGTTTTAAGAAACGGCGCACGCGGTTGGGCGGTTGGAACGAAAGGAACGATATTAGTCTCAGATGGTGAATCCCGCTGGACTGAAAGAAAAAACGGATTCTTGGTAGATCTAGAATCAGTACGGTTTAATGAAAATGGACAGTCGGGTTGGGCAGTTGGAGATAGCGGTACAATTCTCATGTCAAAGGAGAGTGGCTTCGATTGGGAGATTTTACCAAATGATATTTCAACGGATTTGGTTGCGATTGACTTTTCAGCCGATGGACAGAAAGGCTTGCTCGCTGACAACCTTGGCGATCTTTTTATCACAGTAGATAAAGGTAACACTTGGATTAGACAGGGACGATCTGCAGGTGCGCCAGTAAAATCCATTCAGCTTGACCGCAGCGGGGAACTTGCATTCGTCTTAACTGAAAAGACGTTCGCGGTGTACTACCTTCCTTTGGAAGTGTTACCAACTTCTACGACCGAACTTAAGGAAATGAAGTTGATTTTGAATGCGACTAACAACAAGCGCAAAACATTAGTCGGCATTTCAATGGTGGATCTAGTCCGCCTAGAAGAAACTCGTAACGATGCACTTGAAACCATAAGCACTTTGGAAGAACAGTTGTCATCTTTGTCCGATGGCGCATCCAATGTATTTGGAGACTTAAAGCTGTCAGTCACTGTAACAAGGGTTGGCCTAGCGCTGCTTTTGTTGTTTCTCGTGAGCGTTTTCACTTCACTCTACCGGTACAACTTAAGGATGTCAGCCTTTTACGGTTCGAGAGCTGACGCTTTAATATTATACTGGCCAGAGGAACCTGACCTTTCATTCAAGGAATTGGTCGATACGTTTGGACCAAGTGGTATCGAGTTTGGCAAAGCAAAGTTGCCATCTGATCGTTTGGTTGACCTTGTCAAGGAAGCTATCAATGTGCGACCGAAAGCCTGAGTGTTCTCGTAACCTTTGTGTTCTTAGGTACCTTTCCTCAACTTACAAAATACGGGGCGGCTTAGCGTTTGGGTTTGGCAGTCTGACCCTAAATTCGTAGCCTAAACTCGGCTAAAGACTAAACAACCAGCTAAAGTCCTGAAGCCTATTGGAGCGCGCCTTGACAGTCGTCGCGGATGTGAACGCCGTTGTCACCAAGGGCGCGTTTGCCAAGATCCTCAAAGTCAGTCCCGGTCGGGTGTCGCAGTACATCGCTGAGGGCAAGATCTCTGGCCCGGCACTGATCGGGGAGGGGCGCAGGGCAAAGATCCATGTTGCGACCGCGCGCGAACAATTGCGCCGGCACCTGGACATCGGGCAGATGCTCGGCAACGGGCTCGAAACCTGCCTGATGCAGGAACCGTCGCAATCAGTTTCTGCTCCGTCGATGCCGGCAGATGACGGTCAGCCGGATCCGCGCAGGGAAACGGTTGAAGACAAGCTCAAACGGCAACGGCTGTTTCAGGAAGAGATCCGAAGCCGGAAAGCGGCAGCGGACGAAGAGGAACAGCACGGGCGTTTCACCATCACCGACGAGGTGAGGGCGGCCAACACCAAGATCGCGGTGAAGATGATGCAGACCTTTGAGGGCGCGTTGCCGAACATGGCCGTTGCCATTGCTTCCAAATTCGAGTTGCCGGTGCGCGACGTGCTTCATCATTTGCGCGCCGAGTTCGTCGCGATGCGCACCAAGGCAGCTGAAAAAAATCGCAATAAGGCCGAGGCAATGCCGGAAACGACTGAAACCGAGATCGTTACGGAAGACAAAGCGGACGCAACTGCGTGAATTGCATTGTTGTTCGGACCGCAAACCCGGAGCGCCTGATCTATGAGGCGATGGCCGATGCCTGGACACCGCCGCCGAAGGTCGATTTTCTGCAATGGGCAGTCGACAATATCGCGTTTTCGGAACGTGAAAGCCCGCACAAGGGGCCTTACAACCGGGATCTCTTCGGGTATTTCGATGAGGTCTTGCGGGCACTGTCACCGGATGATCCGTGCCGGATCGTGACGCTGAAGAAAAGCGCGCAGCTCGGCGGGACGGTACTGGCGAACATCTTTTGTTGTGGCTCGCTTGAGCTGGTGCCGGGGGATTTCCTCTATGTGCATCCGACAGAGGGCAACGCGCAGCGCTGGTCCAAGCAGAAGCTTGCACCGATGCTGAAGAACACCGCCTCGCTGCAGGAACTGTTTTCGCAAAAGAGCAGGGATGGCGGGGACTCGATCCTCTACAAGGAACGGCTGGATGGCCGGGGCGCCATCCAGATTTCCGGGGCGAACTCTCCAGCGTCCCTGTCGATGGTCACCATGAAGAACCAGGTGCAGGACGATCTGGCGAAATGGGAAAACAACGCGGCGGGAGACCCTGAAGCGCAGGCAGACAGCCGCAGCCAGGCACATGACTTTGCCAAGATCTTCAAAATCTCGACACCGCTGGTCCAACCGGGGTGCAAGATTTCGAGAAACTACGAGGATGGCAGCCAGGAATTGCCGTTCGTTCCGTGTCCACACTGCGAGCACATGCAGGTCCTTGAGTGGGACACCATGCAGGCCGCGCTCGATGAGGAACACCCGGAGCGGGCACATTTTATCTGCACCGATCCCGACTGCGGCGGGGTGATCGAAGAGCATCACCGCCCGGCCATGCTGAAAAAGCTGGAATGGCGGGCGCAGAACGAAAAGGCAAAACGCCAACATCGGTCTTTCTGGATCTGGTCGGCCTATTCTGTACTCCAGACGTTCGAGCGTATCGCGCGGGCCTGGCTGAAAGCCAAGGGCGACCCGGCCAGCGAACAGACGTTCATGAATGATGTTGTCGGGCTGGCCTACGATGCTGCCGGCGACGCACCGCCCTGGGAGGAGTTAAGGGATCGGGCTGCAGAGTCCACCTATTCAAAAGGCAAGATCCCGGCAGGTGCTGTCCTGATCTCGCTCGGCATTGATTGCCAGGGTGATCGGGTTGAATGGCATCTGGTCGGTTGGGACCGGGAACTGCGCCGCTATGTGATCGATTACGGGATCATTGCAGGTTACATCGGCGAAAAATCGACCCGCGGCATGCTGGATCTGTTGATCCAGAGCGAATGGCAGAACGCCTATGGTCACATGCTGAGACCAGACCTGACCGCAATCGACGGCAACGCCTACACGGCTGATGTCTGGGGATGGGTCAAACGCCATCCGGCATCGAAGGTGATCATGGTTCGCGGTGCCCGGTCAGAGACCGCGCCTCGGTTGCAGCGGGTCAAGCAGGAATACAACGAGAAAACCGGGAAGGTGAAAAAATACTCCCGGCGTTTTTTCAACTTCAACAGCTCGATCATGAAATACGGGCTCTACCGGAACATTCGCAAGACTGATCCGCTGGAGCCCGGTTTTGTATCGTTTCCAGCTGGTCTTGACGATGAATATTATCGCGGGCTGACGGCCGAGCGACGGGTGCCGGAAAAGAACAGGGACGGGTTTGAGGTCTGGCGCTGGACGAAAGATCCGACGCAAGCGAACGAACCGCTCGACACCATGAACCAGGCGGAAGCCGCTGCCACAAAGCTCGGCTTGCGGTCGATGCCATCGGTTCTCTGGGACAAGCTGGAAAGCGAACGCTGGACACAGGTTCCTGAAGCTCAACTTGATTTTGAAGACATGCCATTGGCGCAAGGTTCAGCACCAGCGTCGGACAAACCCAAAAAATCAACTTCCTCTCTTGCAAGCCTTTCGAAGGCGTTGAACGGGTGACCATGCCAACCTCGGTTCCGACATTTCCGCGCCGTGAAACGATCCCGGTGCAGCAACCGTCTGCGCAATATCTGCGCCCGGATCGCAGCGGCTTCCTGGCTGGCTGGCCGCGGCCGGCGTTGCGTGATGCTTCTCAGGATGTTCGCCAGTCCTGGTCTGCGGTTGCCTCCCGATCCATCGAGTCCATCCATAATTCGGGGTGGATGAAAGGCGCTGTCGACCAGGCTGTCGGTGATACGATCGGCAATGGGCTGAAGCTCAATCCGATGCCGGATTGGAAGGCCTGCGGTTTTTCCAGTCAGGAAGAGGCCGGTGAATGGGCGCGCGAGACGGCCACCCGGTTCCGGTCGTATGCAAGAAACCCACTTGAATGCGATGCGCGCGGCAAGATGACCATTGCGGCGATGGCCGAGGCCAGCCTGCGCAATCACTATGCTTTCGGTGAGAGTATGGCCCGAACTGTCATGCGTCGCAGAGGCAACAGTGCCAGCCAAACAAAGATCCAGCTTCTGTCACCACTCCGTGTCACGCAGGAAACGCGCGAGGAAGCGCGTTTGCACCAGGGCGTTTTTCTGGACGCGGACGGCATGGCGGTTGCGTACCGTGTCCGGGCAAGGCTGGGCGGTTTTGACAAGACCGTTACCATGCCCGCGCGGGACAAGGATGGTCGCCCGCTGATCATCCATAATTTTGATGGCGTTGCGGACCAGACACGGGGGATTTCTCCCTTTGCGGCGATCCTCAAGGTGTTCCGGCAGGTTGACCAACTGGCAGATGCGACATTGGTGGCCGCGCTCCTGCAAACCATCTTTGCAGCGACAATCAAATCGGATTCCCTGTCTGAAGAAGCCTTTGAAGGGCTCAAGGAAAAAGATGAAGACGGCAACGTGACCGGGGATCTTGCCGACTTTTTCAATGCAAAGGCGGGCTGGTCGAAGAACGCCAAGGTCGATTTAGGCGCGCACGGTAAAATCGCGCACCTATTCTTTGGTGAGGAGCTTCAGTTCCATAACACCAATCACCCGCACAACAACTATCTGCCGTTCATGCGCAACCTGTTGCGCGAGATCGCCCGCGCTGTCGGAGTTTCATATGAGGGCATGGCTTTCGACTATGAAGGCGCAACCTATTCCAGTGTGCGCATGGGCATTGCTTCGCTCTGGCCGCAGGTCGTACGCCGACGCGAGCGCCTATCCGCCCCCTTCTACCAGGCTGTTTATGACGCCTGGCTCGAAGAGCAGATTTTCAAAGGTTGGATTTCCTTTCCTGGCGGTTATCGGAACTTCCTGCGGCTCCGCGGTGCTGCCACACAGGCTCAATGGAACGGCCCGGCCAAACCGACAGCTGATGATCTGAAATCTGCCAAAGCCATGGGCGAAAGGCTCGAACGAGGTACCACCAGCCTGGCGATTGAATGTGCTGAGCTTGGTCTCGATTGGGAAGACGTTGCTGAACAGCGCTCTCGTGAGACCAGGCGGTTTGCAGATCTAAGCCAGGCCGATCCGCATGCTTCCAAAGGATCTCCGTTTAGCGGAGATGAGAAGAAACCTGATGAAGACGAGGATGAAGATGAGGAGGGCGCCTGATGGCCAGCATCTTTGAAGGTATCGACACGACAAACCCGTGCCTTGTCTGGCCGGTTCTGCAATCGGCACTTTACAAGCTGGCTGCTGGAGAAACCGAGGTCCGTGTCCGTCATGAGGACTTTGATGTCGCGGTGCAGCCAGCAAACCAGAAAGACCTGGAGCGGCTAATCACCCAGTTGAAGGCGGAATGCGGCCGCAAGAACGGAACCCAGGCCCGATTTGCCATGCGTGGCGGTTTCTAAGGTTTGGGTCAACAAATGATGAGCGGCGTTACTGACTGCATTTCTGGTTTGCAGACGCTAGTCAAAAGCGGGGCAAGATCAGCGCTGTGGAGCAATGCGATCAAAACCAGAACTCACGAAGTGGTCTCGAACCGGTAGTTCATCTTTGGCGCGAAATGATGCGATGAGGCTCAATGTTTTGGACATTCTTGTAACATTAAGCATTTCTTCGTCGGGAATGATAGCAGAGTGAACGATGTTTGCTTCCGCCGAAATTGTGCAGATTTATGCGTCTGGCCCACGATCCAAGCCATTTACAGTTTGAAATGAACGAGAGATGCAATCATGATGCTTTGTATGCTTATGGTTGATTTTTTTGAAAGTCACCTAGGGTATTTTAAGTTTTGCCGAGCACAAAAAAAATTGATTACTTTAGAAGGCCTTTTGCGATGAGTGACGAATTTTCAAATGGACCGAATCTAGAGCAACTCCGCTTAGAGCTGGAGAATAACTGGAGACTTGCACAGGAAGAAGCTCAAACTAAGCGGTACCAATATGATCAAGGTGTAAAGAAAGTAATTTGGGGAACGGCTGTTGTCGCAATTGCTGCAGCTGCTTTTCCATTCATGCAGGAAGTTGCGAAGTCGACGTTTTCTTTTCAAACGGAAACTTCTCGCCAAAACACCGAGATTGTGATTCTACAAGAACAACATCGACTTGAGTTAGAACGCATTGAACGTGAACATAGTCTTGCTCTTCAACGATTTGCGGCAAAGAAGACTGAAGGAACTCGCGATTACTTTGAACGAATTGCTAATGAAGCAAGGTCTGACAATATTGAGAAACGAATAAATATTGCAGAGTTTTTTTCTTTCCTTGCTGAAACTGATGGACGCCGCAAACAGTGGGAGCGATTTCGTGAACATCTGTATGTAGTTCAAAAAAATTTAAATAAAGAACGACAGAGCGCATTGGAAACATTGGCTGACACGAATGCCACTGTACCAGAGCGTAACGCAGCGCATAATCGATTATATCAAATTGGAAAAAGAGAGGCTCCCTCACGGGTTCAAAGCCCCGTCGTTGAAAGGGAAATTAGCCGTATTGTGCTAGGCGTGACCGAGGACGTATCTATCGATGCGTTGAGAAAAATTGCCCAAGACTTGATGGGCTGGTCAGATATTGGTGAACATTTTGTCGTTCGAAAGGATGGAACGGTTGAAACTGGACGTCCGATCAGACGGGTTCCCGCTTTTGTTTATGGTCATAATTATGGGTCGGTTGGAATAGGAGTGGCATGTGACACCAAAGCAATCGACGAAGAACAACGCTTTTGTGATGTAACTGAAGCTCAACAGGAGGCTTTGCTCAATTTGCTAGTGACTCTAGTAGATGGATACAATATTTCGGATGATCAGATATTTGGCCGTAAAGAATTGGTCCCGGAGCGTGTAAATAATTATTTGGGTTCTTTAGTTTCAGAATTGCGTGGGGAACTGTTAGCCAAAACCAGAAGAAGCAAATGATAACTTCAAGTGAATCTTTGGTTAGATGCTAGACGGCGTGAAGTGGGGTAAATGCGAGCGAGGAATTTCCTGGTTTTGTATTGCTTCGACCAAAGTCCGCATCAGTTTTATGCGTGATTATTTGTACATGCGCTTGAACTGGACGCTGCAATGCCGAAAGTAAATTCAGATTTGCTGCATATCGTAGGTCGGTTTGCAAAAAATGCGTTTATCGTGCTCGCACCTGCCACGAAATTCCTGGCTCCACCCAAACTTTGATTTGAACGCGCTGTCATGAACGCTTTGAATGACCTCGTCACGGTCATCTAACAGTATTTTCGGATGAAGAGTTCGCGATGAACCACCGACAATGAGCAGCCTATCAACTCGCTGAAAGCGGAATACGACCGCAAGAACGGAACCCGGACCCGCTTTGCCATGCGTGGTGGGTTCCAAGGATCGGATTTTCCATGCCAGAACTGAACGACCTTCACTATCTGCGGGCTGCCTCGCAGGTGTTCGATACCCCATTGCTGTTGGCCGAAACCCAAGGGCTTCTGATCGGCGAATATCTCGCCGCACGCATGCACGGTGTCACGCCGCCCGAACCGCAGGGAAACCGTTTCCGGGGTGATGATGCGTTTGAACCGGGCAATGAGGGACCCGAATGGCAGGGATATGCCATGGTCGGAAGTGTTGCCCGGATCGGGCTTATGGGTGAGCTGGTCAATCGTGGCAGCTGGATGGGAACGCACTCCGGCATGACCTCTTATGAGGGATTTGCCGAACAGATGACCCGTGCTGGAGTTGACAGCGCCGTGTCTGCAATTGCCCTGGATGTGAATTCACCGGGCGGCGCTGCTGCCGGCATGCTGGAAAACGCGCGCCTGGTCAAATCCATTGCCGCGAAAAAGCCGGTGATCGCGGTTGTCAATTCACTCGCAGCCTCTGCGGCCTATGGGCTGATCAGTGGCGCGTCCAAGATCGTGATGACCGAAAGCTCCGAGGTTGGTTCAATTGGCGTTCTGCGGTTGCATCTGGATCGCAGCAAAGAGCTGGAAAATCGTGGTGTGACCGCAACGATCATTCATGCCGGCGCCCGCAAGGTTGATGGTCATCCGTTTGGACCTCTCGAAGGTGAAGCGCGCGCCTCAATTGAGCAGCGCGTCAACATGATCATGGATCGGTTTGTCGCCCTGGTGGCTGACCATCGCGGGATTGACGCGCAATCCGTGCGCGACCTCGAGGCAAACACGCTTTTATCAGACGACGCAATTGCTGCCGGTCTCGCAAATGAGGTCGGCACATTTGACGAGGTCCTTGAAGACCTTTCCCGCGCCCGCGTCGGGCGCACAATCTCGCAGCAAAGGGGATTATCCATGAGCGAGAACAACCAGGCGCCCGATGCATCTGCCTCGGGCATTACACAGGCGCAGCTTGATGCTGCAGTCAAAACAGCGACAGAGGCTGGAGTAAAATCCGGTGCATTGGCAGAACAAGAGCGCATCAAGGCCATCCTCGGCGGGGACGAGGCCGAAGGCCGCGAAGATCTCGCCCGGCACTTTGCCTTTGACACCGATCAGAGCCCGGCGGCAGCCAAGGCAGCCCTGGCGAAATCACCGAAAGCCACCGCACCTGAGGCAGAAGAAGACTTTTCTGACCGCAAGGACCGTGCGTCGGGTGAGGCTGCGCTGGAATTCGGCGGGCCAAACAAGATCGAGCAGCCGAAATCAGGCCTGACCAAAGCCGTCGACCGCTACACCAACTAACGGTTTTTCACACATTCACGAATTCCAACCTCGACCTGAGCAGGGCCGGGGACCGCTCTCACTCGGCCTATTGAAGGAACCTTTCAACATGATGCCGTTTTATTCGATGACGCAGGCAAAGAGCCTTACTTCGCTTCTCAAATGGGAGGCCAATCCTGATTTCTCCCGCGAGTCAGTGGTTCTGGCCGCAGGTAGCGGTGCAGTCCGCACCATTGCGCTTGGAACCATTCTGGCGCTCTTGACAACCACTGCAACTGCAACAGGCGTTTCCGCAGCTGACGCAGGCAATACCGGAGACGGGGTTCTGACGATGGCGTCTCCCGCCGTCACGACCGCTGCCAAAGAGGGCGTCTATAAGGTCGTCTGTACCGACCCGGCGACCGATGGCGGCACATTCGAGGTCTCCGATCCAGACGGCAATTCGGTCGGCACTGCGACGGTTGGCTCGGCATTTGGCAAACAGGTGCGTTTCACCATTGCCGATGGCGCTGCGGATTTTGTTGCCGGCGACCGATTTGAGATCACCGTGTCACGGACTGACATCAATCCGAATGCCGGCAAGGCTGTTGCCTGGGACCCGGGTGGTTCCGATGGCTCTGAGGTGCCTTGGGGTATTGCCGCTAATGTCGCCGAGGCTGAAGACGGAACCGATCTGGACTTTGGTCTGATCGCCCTGCGCCGTCAGGTGCTTTGCTTCGCAGACGGGATCGCCTGGCCGGACGGTGTCACGGATGCGCAGAAGGCCGTCGCGCTCGAAATGCTCGAAGAGCAAGGCATCGTGGTCCGAACCGCGTAACCCAACAAGGAACCAAGGTCGGCATAGCCGGCCTTTTTCTTATTCCCTTCCGGCACGGCCGGAAAAGAACAGGAGTGGCAGGCAATGCCGGATATTCTCTTTCCCTATTCGAATGTGGAGCTGACCGAAGAGGTCAATCGCATTCCAAACAAGTTTGGTCTCCTCAACGCGCTTAATATTGCGCCGAGTGAACCAATGGCGTCCCGATTGGTGCGGATTGATTTCCGCGACGGTCAGCTCGTGGTTTTGGCTGCAGACGAGCCGGGTGCGCCGGGTCAGATGTCAGAACAGGATGATGTCTCGGGCACGATCTTGACCATCCCGCATTTCCCTCACCTTGAAACCATCAAGCCGGAGGATCTGGCGGGGCGTCTTGAAGTGATCAATGGTGTTATGAGCGCGCCGAGCCTCGACAGCGAGACCGCGCGTCGCCTGAACCGGGTTCGCAACCATCATTCCGTCACGCTGGAATATATCCGTATGGGGATGATGCGCGGGTTGATCAAGGACGGCAAGGGCCGGACGCTCTACGACCTCTATACCGTATTTGGCCTCACCAAGAAGACCGTGGATTTCGTACTCGGAACCGCCGACACCAAGGTTCTGGAAAAGTGTGAGCAAGTCATCGACCATGTCATGGGCAACCTGAAGGGGGAGACCTCGACGCAGGTTGAATGCATTGTGTCCACAGCCTTCTTCAACAAACTGACACAGCATCCGAATGTCGAAAAATTCTGGATTCAGACCCAGAATGCTCCGACACTTCAAAATATGGAGCGCGACCGCCTTGGCGGAAACTGGGGTCGTATCTTCGAGTTCGGTCAGATTCTGTTCCGCGAATACAAGGGCACGTTCCCGGTTCGCAATTCCTCCGGGGACATCACCTCCGAAGCGGCGGTCGAAAGCGGTAAAGGACATGCTTTCCCTGCAGGCACGCAGAACATGTTTACGACTTTCCAGGGGCCGGTCCATCATATTGACATGGTCAATGAGGCACCGACTGCCGATGATCCGGTCTATGTTTCGACCGAGGTGCTGAAACATGGCGCTGGGGTTGAAATGAAGTCGCAGTCCAATCGCTTGGCGGTGTGCAAGCAGCCAAACGTCCTGGTCGAAGTCTTCAGCTCCGACTAAGTCTGATGCGGTCTGATTACGCACAAAAAGCCGTCGATGCCGTGTTCGAAAGACTCGGCATTGACGTCTTCTATTCGCCCGTTGTTGGCGATCCGGTGCCTTGCAAGGTGCTGTTTTCTGCTGACGACGATTTGCCAACTGACTTCGGCGGTGCCTCACGTGCTGTCGGGCGCAAGACGGTGTTGAAGGTGCGCGCCGCTGAAGTGTCGCCAGTCAAAAAGCAGACACTCACCGCTGGTGCAGTAACCTACACGATACTATCGCAGCCGACCTTATCGGATACGGCGCGACTGGTTTATTCCTTTGAGGCTTCTGTGACCTGATGCCGGATCTTGGTCTTGCCCTTGTCGGGGACTTGCAAAAGCACCTGAACGCTGAGCGGAAAGAACTCGGCCAGGCACTGCGCGGCGGAACGGAAGATGTTGCCAATCTCGGCAAGAAACGGTTTCGCCAGCAGATCCTGAATGCAGGGCTTGGTATCAGGCTGGCAAAGAGTTGGCGGTCAGTTGTCTACCCGCGCAAAGGGGTCGACACTTTGGAGCCGGCAGCGGTTATCAAATCGAAAGCGCCGCAAATCGTAACGGCGTTTTCGTCTGGTGACGCTATTCGCTCCAGTCATGGGGCGGGTTTTCTGGCAATCCCGAGCGAGTTTGCGCCGCGCAGTCGCCGTAGAGGCACGCGAGGCAGGCGCATGTCGATGGAGGACTTCCTTGAAGCCTTCGGTAATGACAGCCTGAATGTGTTTCAAAAACCGGGATCAGGTGGAAGAGTTTTTTATGCCGTTGCAAAAGACGGGTTCCGTAGATCACGCGGCAAACGAGGTGGCTCGCGCCGGGTAAAGGTTGGAGGTCGGACCAAGGCGGAACCGGTGTTGATGTATACGCTCGTCAAACAGGTTCGGCTTGGCAAGCGGTTTGACATTGCAAGAAGCGTCCGTGTGCTCCGGCAGGCCGCACCTGGCCTGATCACTCAACGCATGCTGAAAAGGTTGTCCCGATGAGTTCAGACGATGTTCTCGACGCGCTGCATGTGGTTTTGAGCGACCTTGCTGATGGCGATAATGATGTGCCGGCGATTGGCCGCAATGAAACGTTGGACAGTGCCCTGGAGGCGCTCGACAGCGGCGCACGTGGTTATGCCAACATGGTCGATGGTGATCTTGAGAGGGTCAATCAGAGCCTCGGCTCTGGCGGCGGTTATGAAATGCGCCAGACTGCGCTTCTGGAGCTGGTTGTGAAGGCAGCAACCGACGCGGAGCGCCGTTCAGCTCTGAAAACCATCCTGTCGCGGGTCAATGCTACGCTGGAGGCCTCAACGGGTGGTCTCGCCCATTGGGAAATCAACGGCATTGACCGGCTAGACCAGGCCACTGACGGCGACCCGCATGTGACTGGGATTACCGTACAGATCGCCTGCGAATTCGTCTCGGATGTGCCGTACTAGCTTCGTCGACGGGTCCTGTAGACCTGCTGTTTCTGCGATCTGGCCATGCGGCAACTTTCAAGCCAATGACTGTAAAAAGCATGCTGCCAGCAAGAGCAAAGTAGGTAAGCACTCGCGCAGCGCCGTCGGGATCTCCAATCGGGGCGATTGCATGGAGAGTCCTGCCGCTGATCAGGAGCACGAGAATTGTCAGATACGCCCAACCGGCACCCTTGCGGCCCTTCCATTTCTTGTGCGCCATGACCCCAATCAGGATCGCAACTCCCAGATAAACCAATTCAGTCATTTTCACTCACCGGTTGAATGATCGAAGCCTATCTACACACCCATTGAAAGGCAATTCCAGCCATGAAACGCAAAAGCGATGCCGCGCCAGAGAAGGTGGGCAAACCCTTCGTGCAGCTCGAAGCCGTGTTTCTCAGCGGTGACGTAGTGTTGCGACGATCAGACCCATCACCACCAAAGTTGAACCAGCGATCAACAACAACTTGCTGACAGAAATTGTCATGTCGTCGAATGGGAAAAGTTCCAATATTTCCATGACAAATGAACCGGTGATGAGAAAACCGATAACCAGCATCAGGCACAAGGTCATTAAGCCCCAAGCGGCTCCTATCCGACCCTTCCATTTCTGCGCCATGATCCCGATCAGGATCGGGACTGCCAAGTAAACCAAAAAAACCAAAAAATTCATTTTCACTCACCGGTTGAATGATCGGAACGTACTTACACACCCATTGAAAGGCAATTCCAGCCATGAAACGCAAACGCGATGCCGCGCCGGACAAGGCGGGCAAACCCTTCGTGGTGCTTGAAGCCCTGCCAGAGCTTGGCTCGAAGGGCAGCATTCAAACCCTGTCCCAGACAGAGGCCGACGCGCTTGGAGCCAAGGTGCGGCCCGCAACTTCCCGAGACCTCGACATTGCCGGCAAGGCGTAAACAGGAGATCTGATTGATGGCTACCAGCGCAACGCCGCGCGGCAAGACCGCGAACCTTCTATTCGCTGACCAGGCGGATTTTTCAACGCCGGCAACCGGCAACTACATCTCGACCCCGTTCTATTCGGAGAACCTGGGCGAGAGCGAGCCGAAAGAAAGCGATCCGCTTCTCGGCACGGCCCGGACAAACGACAGGGACCAGACGGCACCGGCAGACGGCCTTGTGACGATGGGCGGCGATATTGTCGTGCCGATGGATGTCAATCACCTGCCTTACTGGCTGACAATGTTGTTTGGGACCGCATCGACCAGCGGTGCAGGGCCATATGAACATGTTTTTGCAAGCGGCGGCGAAGTGCTTCCGTTCCGAACAGCCGAATTTGAGAAGCGCGCGGGTGCTGCGTTCTTCCAGAATGTCGGTCTGCTTGGCTCCGCGTTCTCGTTTGATACGGCGCGCGCAGGCGGGTTCCGGCAGGCAACGATATCTCTTCTCGGTCGAAGCCAATCCAAACTCAGCTCGACGGGCGGTGGAACGCCTGCAGCACAGCTGGCACTCGGCCAGTTGCCTGGTTCAATCGGGCTGATGCGGATTGGCGGCGTGGAAGCAGCCAATTTCCTCGGTGGATCGTTCAACTATCAGAACAATCCGACGGCGTCCGACGATCTGACCGGAGACAAGTATCTTGCGGGCTATACGCTGGACGATGACGCGGCCTGCAACGGCTCCGGCCGGGTCCGCTATGTGAATGATGCCTATTACGACATCATGGTAGCTGGTGACCCGGTGGCGATGGAACTGGAATTTGAAATTTCAGCCAATGCCAAGATGCTGTTTGCCATGCCAGCGGTAAGGTTCGAAAAGTCACCGTTCGCGCCGATCAGCGGACCAGGTGGCCTGGAAGCTGATTTCAACTGGCGTGCAGAACAGACCTCCAGCGAAGCCATGTTGACAGTGACCGTCACCAACCAGATTGCAAGCTACTGATGGCGGTTCGTCTGGGTAAGGCGAGAATTGCCGAGGGCGAGGTGCCGTTTCCTGATGGCATCACGCTCATCATGCGCACGGCGACCTCGCTTGATGTCGAGGAGGCCGAGGCCGAGGCCGGGGAGCTGATCGCCGGGCTTGTCGCCGGGCAGTCTGCGCTGTCTGATTTCGGGCTGGATGGGGTCACAAACCCGGTTGGCGACGATATGGAAAGCGCCCTCGGGTTTTCCACCTTCCTGACACTGGCGCTGGTATTTGAGCGCATCGTGTCCGGTTGGGACGAGGTCTTGAGGGAAGATGGTGAACCCGCGCCTCTTGATCGGCTCTATATCGGGCTCTTTCTTCTCGATACTGCCTATCGCGGGCATTTCCGGTCCAAGGCCTATGCACGCCTCTATGCGGAGGTGCAGGAGGGAAACGCATAGGCCGCTTCGCCGAATGGATCGGGCGGGGCGGCCTTGACTACTGCGGCGGCTGCAAGAAATCAGGACTGACCTGCGGCAAGGCCTGCCCAACTGAAAAGCACAAGCCGAAATCCAGCGAGGGGCGGCTCGCGGTCAAGATCGCCTGCCAACCTGGTGTTCAACGTATTCACGCTTTTTCCGGTGATCCCATCGGCCTCGATCTGCAAGAGGCATCTGTCCGAGTGACATCAGATTCACTCGACAGGGATCTCCTGATGAATTGTTTCACAGCCTTTGAGCGCGGTTATCTGACCGGCAAGGCCAAGGCCAAAGACGGGGAGCCGGAAAATGGCAGCTAGAACACCGCAGGTTGGTGTGCGCCTGGCCGTCCTTGACGGCAAGGTGGTTGAGCGGGAACTCAAGAAATTCGGACGGGAGGGCGAAACTGCACTCAACCGGATCCAGAAGGCCAGCCGGCCAGCGTCGCGTGGCCTGAAAACCGTTGACCGGGCAGCAAGCGAAGTTCGGAAAAGCGCCTCGGCGCTCTCCGGACGGCTCGGGCCACTCGGGTCCGTGATGTCGTCAATTGGTCCTGCAGGCGCAGCAGCTGCAATCGGGCTGGGTGCCCTGGCGCTCGGCCTGACCAAGGCCATGCGGATTGGCCGGGAGGCGGTTCGTGAATTCGATGCGCTTGCCAAACAGGCGCGCACCACGGGTCTTTCAACCGATCTCTACCAGGCTCTGAAGCTGGCAGCTGATGAGCAGGGCGTTGCCCAGAAGAAGCTCAACACCAGCCTGTCGAAATTCGTTGTAGAGGCTGGCAAGGCCTCGACGGCGACCGGAACGCTCTATCTGGAAATGAAACGGATGACACCTGCGTTTCTGGAACAGTTTCAGGCGGCCGAAACCGGCGATCAACGCCTCCGGGTGCTGGCAAAGGCCGTTCAGAGCCTCGATAATGCCCAACAGAAAGCAGCTTTGACGGCTGCAGCCTTCGGTCAGCGCAATGTCGACATGGGCCGCATTCTCGGCAACACGGAAGAGAGTTTTGACGGGTTGATCCAGCGCGCAACAGAGCTGGGTGTTGTCGTCGATAAAAGCGTTCTGAAGCGTGCCGAGGAAATGGAAAACAAGCTCGGTGTTGCCGCGCGCGTGATTGATATCAACCTCAAACAGGCCTTTGTCGACCTGACGCCGATCATCGTGACGGTGGTCCAGACGATTGCCTCGTTGGCACGCGGCATCAACAGCCTGGTCGACTCCATTCGAGACTTCGAAGACAAATCAGCGACCGGCCGCGCCTCTGCCCTTGAGCAGCTGCGCGACGATCTTGCCATTCAGGACCGCAAGATTGCGACGGAACGCGGCAAGGCCAATGTGCCAGGCGTTGCAGCCTTCGCGATAGAAAACGAGCTGCGCCAGCTTGAAGAGGAACGCGAACGCATCCGGGCTGATCTTTCGGCACTGGAGCGTGCCGAATTCAAAATTCAGGACCGGGCCAGTCGGCGCGGACAGGGTGCTGGTGGCACTGGTTCGGACACTTCGCTGCTGTCGGCTGCAGAAGCCATTCGCAAGCGCATCCAGACGGCGGACGAAAAGCGCATCCAGACCCTCGGTCAGATCAACCGGTTGGAAAAAGAAGGGTTGTTGTCAGCGGATGAGGCCTCGCGCGCGCGTCTTCAGGCCGAAGAGAGTTACAGCTCGGTTGTCAAAAAGACGGGACGAACGGGCCGCCAGGCAGAAGCCAAGCTCCTGCGCGAGGTCCAGTCGCTGCTGAAGGCCAGCACAACGCCGGCCGAGGCGCTGGAAAAACGGCTGAAGCGCATTGCCGAGCTGCAGTCCGGTGGCGTTTTTGATCGGGCCAGCGGCAGCAATGGTGAGGCTGTTGCCAATTCAGCCAGGGTTACCGCGATGCGCGAGTATCTATCGGCGGCGAAAGATACCAGCGCAGCGCTTGAGCGCCTGCAAGAACTTGCCCAAGGCGGGCTTGGGGCCGATGCCCTGGCCGCGCAAGTGGCACTTGCAGAACGTGCTGGTGAATCCTTCGGCAAGACAATGACCGATGTCAGCAGCCGGATCAGTGATGGCCTGACAGATGCCATATTCGACGCCAATGACCAGGCGAAGGACTTCGGTGAGACAATGAAAGGTCTTGCCCGGCAACTGGCGCGCGACTTCCTGAATTCGCAGTTGCGCGGACTGTTCGGCCAGATGGGTGGCAGCTTTGGTGGTAGTGGAAACCTAATTTCCGGTTTGCTGTCCTCGCTATTTGGCGGTGTTGGCGGCGGCGCATCCAATGCCGTGAGAACAGCAACAGCAGGGATCTATCATGACGGCGGCAAGATTGGCCCTGGCGGCCACACGCGGCAGGTGCCTGCGTCGCTGTTTGCAAATGCCGAGCGTCGCCATCAAGGCGGTTTCATTGGTCCGGGCGAGCGGGCAATCATTGCTGAAGATGACGAGCGCATGCTGACGCTGGCCATGCAGAAGAACACGGCAGACAGTCTGCGGGGCCTTGCCTCCATGGCTGGCCGCTCGATGTCAGGTGGCGGTCAATCGTCATCTGCCCCGACTGTCAAAATCTATCCGCAACCGGGCCAGGCTGTTGAAACGCAGGAGCGGCAGGGTCCGAGCGGCGGGATCGAGCTTGATATCATTCTCGGCCCGATTGAGCGGGCGCTTGCCACCAAGGTTGCCGAAGGCGGAAAACTGTCGAAGTCCATCGGCAAGCACTTTGGCCTCAATCGTGCCAACGGCCTAGCGGGGTAAATTTATGCCGATACCAAGCTGGCCTGGCGGTGTTCCTGACGCTCCGCAACGTGGGTCCTACCGGATTTCAAAGCCATTCAACGCGCCTGACATTACCGAATTTGAAGCCGGGAATTCACGCGATAGGCCGCGCGGAACGGTGCAATACCGGACGGTTGAGCAAACGATCCGCATGAGCCAGGCCGAATATGCGCTCTTTGATACCTTCGTTCAGGATGATCTTGTCACCGGGACATTGCGCTTTTCGATGAATGTCTGGAACGGCTATCAGCTGGAAGCCAAAACCGTGAAACTGCTCGGTGCCGACAAGTTCACCGTGACACCGCGCGGGCGTGCGCTTCTGGTGTCTTTAAAGCTTGAGGTGCAGCTGTGACGACAATCAGCGAGGCCATTCGCGAGGCCTATGCCTCCTGCGAAGGTGACATCATTCTGGAAACCATCGAGCTGCGCCATCCTGCGTTTCAGGAGGAAGGTTCGCCGATTGCGCTGCGTTTCGTCGCTGATGGGGCCGATCAGGATCTGCTTTTAGAAAATGATGCGGTGATGAACCCTAGCGAGGTGGTGACTTTCACTGCCATGCCTTTTGGTTTTGATCCACCATCGGACGAAGAAGGCGCGGTGCCGCAGGTGAAGTTCTGGGTCGATAATGTGTCTTCAGAAGTCCATCGGCATTTGCAGGAAGCGGTTCTGATACGCTCACCGGTCTTTGTCACCTGGCGCGAATATGTGGTCGGTCAGAGCGGGCCGCAGCAAAAGGTCGACGGTATCGAGTTGCGCAATGTTAAAGTCACGAGCCTGCGCGCAACAGCAACGGCCCAGCCGAGCAATTGGTCAGATCATCTGTTCGGCAAGATCTACGACCGGGAAACCTATCGGACGCTCTCAACGTGAGTGACTTCGACATTTTTGTCGGATTAAGTCGGGGCCAGGTGTCCCGGTTCTCTCAATTGATCGGCGCGCCTTACGACCCGGAAAACCGGGGGCCTGGCTTTCATTGCTGGGGTGCGTTCTGCGCAGCGCAGGAAATCCTCGGGCGCTGCGATCTGCCGGAATTCGTTCCTGAAAATGTCACGCTTGCCGCAAGGGGCGAGGCTCTGGCTGGGCATCCCGAACGAGACCGCTGGCAGGAAATATCCAAGCCGGTCACCGGCTGCGCGGTTCTGATGGGCCGGCAGAAACTCTCGATTCATGTCGGCTGTTATCTGGATCTGGATGGCGGCGGCGTTCTTCATGCGACCCCTCAAACCGGGGTTGCCTTCGATACATTTCAACGATTGAGGCTGGCGTCCTGGCGATGCATCACGTTTCACCTACCAAAATGATCAGCGAAAGCATGCCGCTGCCACCAATGACACCGGTCACCATGCCGGGCGTCATGGGCGCCTGCCTTGCCGAGATCGTCGACGCCCATGGTCCGGCCAGGTCCGTCGCCTTCTATGTTGCTGTCAACGGTGAGCCGGTGCTGCGCGATGGTTGGGACCTGGTGCCGCAACCGTCCGATCTGATCGAGGCCGTGGTGCTGCCGCGCGGCGGTGATGACAGCAAATCGGTTCTCGGTATCGTGGCGCTGATTGCCTTGTCGGCCTTTGCGCCATGGGCAGGCGGTCTGGTTGCCGGCGCACTTGGTGCCGGATCAGGCGGCTTGATTGCCGGACTAGCGGGAACCGCAATCCTTGCCGGTGGCGGTATTCTGATCAACACGCTGTTGGCTCCGAAACCTGCTGCCAGTGTCAGCAACGAGCTATCTGTGTCACCGACCTATTCGGCCAGCCCATCGGGCAACCAGGCACGGCTCTATCAGCCGATCCCGGTGCAATATGGCCAGCACATCATGGTGCCGGACTATGTCTCCGATCCCTATCAGGAATTCGAGGGCAACGACCAATACCTGTTTCTGCTGTTCGGTCGCGGGCTTGGTCGCTCTGCGGTCAAGGATGTCAGGATCGGTGAGACGGTCGTCTGGACCGAGGCCGATGGTTACAGCGGCGTGGTCGATGATCTGGAGATTGAATTCTATGAACCGGGCGAACAGGTCACCCTGTTTCCGGTGCAGGTGGAAACCTCTTCGGAAGTCGGCGGCCAGCTGCTCGATCATAATGTCACTATTGGCCCGTTTGCCGCCGTTCCCTCTGGCGAGGCGGCACAAAAGCTCGGCGTTGATATTCTCCTGCCCGAGGGCCTTTACCGCATCGAGAATGACGGCGCGAAGCAGTCGGCCTCGGTCCAGGTCCGGTTTCAGTATCGCGAGATTGATGATCTGGGTGCCGCCATCGGCTCCTGGCAGACTTTTGCTGATGAGACCCTGTCGCTGACCACACCGACACCGCAGCGGTTTTCCTATTCGGTTGATGTGCCGGCAGGCCGTTATGAAGTCCAGGCAGTGCGTTTGAACGCCTGGTCCGATGGCGATCAGACTTTTGACAGGCTGGAATGGAATGGCCTGCGCGCCTATCTGGATGGCCCGCAGAGCTTTGCCGATCTCTCGACCATGGCCGTCAAGGTCAAGGTGAATGAGCAGCTGACCTCGCAGTCCTCGCAGGATTTCCGCCTGGTGCAATGCCGGATCCTGCCGGTCTGGAATGGTTCTTCGTGGGTCGAACAGGAGACCCGCTCGATCACATGGGCTGCGATCGATGCCGCGCGCAATACGGTCTATGGGGCAGGAGAGGCAGATGCGAAGATCGATTTCACCACGCTCATGGCCTATGACACGCTCTGGGACGCGCGCGGCGACACGTTTGATGGCATATTCGACACCCGCCTGACCCGCTTTGATGCGATTAACACCATCCTGTCGGCCGGTCGCGCCAGCATACGCTTTGCCGGTGACCAGATTTCGATGGTGCGCGATGAGCAGCGCAGCCTGCCGGCGCAGGTCTTTACCGACCGCAACATTATCCGAGGGTCCTTGGAGGTCACATATGATCTTCACCAGACCGACAGCGCCGATGATGTGATTGTTGAATACATGGACTCAAGCTCTTGGAAACAAGAGGAAGTCCGCTGCACAATTGCGCAGTCCAGCTCCGAAGCGCCGGCGCGCGTGCGCATGCTCGGACTTGCCAATCGGGACCAGGCCTGGCGCGAGGGCATTCACCTTGCGGCCGACAACTATTTCCGCCGCGAAAAGGCAAGTTTTCGGACCGAGCTGGAAGGCCGGCTCGTCATGCGCGGCGATCTGATCCGCATTCAATCCGACATGCCGCAGACATGGGGCAAGTCCGGGGTTGTTCTGGCGCATTCCGGCCTGACGGTCACGCTGGACAGGGAACCGGAAACCGATCCGGCAAACACCTACATTCGCTTTCGCCAGAAGAACGGCGAGGAATGGGGGCCGTGCAAGGTCACATGGACACCGGGCTCTACCTTGGTCACGCTCGATACAGCAGATCATGATGCTGCGGTTGTTGTGTTTGGCGGTTTGTCACCGCATTTGATCGATAACGGCGGTGAGGCTCCGGTCTATCTTCTGGGGGAAGGCGTCAACTTCACGTTTGATGCCATCGTCATTGGCATGGTGCCCGAAGGCAAACGCGTCCGGCTGGAAGTGGTCCGCGACAACGCAGCGGTCCATCTGGCAGATGGCGGTTTGACGGTTCCCGACTATCCGGCCGGCACATTACTGCCGCCATCGACGGGCAGCCCGTCGATAACCAAGATCTCGGCTGCGCGCGAATTGAGCGTGACGGAAAGTTTCCTGAGCGTGTCGGGCAGTGCCAGTGCCGGCGCAACGTCATACGCGGTCGAGATCTCCTACGACAATACGACCTGGACACCCGTCTATGAGGGCCGGGTGCCGGCCGCTAGTTTTGCTGTGCGCCGGGACGCCCTTTGGCTGCGCATGCAGGCAATTGGGGATCGGCCAGGACCCTGGAACAAGATCCCGATTGCTGCGGCTCCGGGTGTGGTTCGCTTGCCTGATGGGGCAGTGGTTCCCTCGGCGCAGTCTCTTTATGACGAGGTGGCAGGCGAGGTTCCAGCCGCAGAACTGATCAGCGACCTGCAAAGCGCCACTAATATGGCGCGCGAGGTGCGGGATTCGCTGTTTGCCGGGGCCGATGCACTCAGCGGCGGCAACAGCATCATGTCGCTGCTTGGTATGGCGGGCGAAAGCCAGCTGCAGACAATGCTGATTGCCGAGACGGATCGGGCGCGGCTGCAAAGTGTCAGTGCCAACATCCTGCGCGTTGAAACCATTGTTGAGGAAAAGGGCGTTGCCTTCGCCGAGCAGATCACGGTTGTCACAGCAGTTGCCAATCAGAACGCGGCGCAAATCATTCAGGTTGATCAGGCGCGGGCTGATGGCGAAACGGCGCTTGCGCTCTCAATCACGGCGTTGACGGCAGAAGTCGATGACAATGCCGCAGCGATCCTTACCGAACAGAGCGCGCGGGCTGATGGTGACGGCGTGCTTGCAAGCTCGCTCACATCCGTTTCGACAACGGTTGGCGGCCATACGTCATCGATCAGCACATTGCAGACATCGGTCAACGGGCTGGAAGCGCAATATGTTCTGTCGGTGTCAGCTGGCGGTGCAGTTGGTGGTTTCACGATCACCGGCATTGAACAGGGCGACGGCAGCGGCTCGATTGATTTCGGCATTGCGGCGGATCGGTTCTATATCGTTGACCCGAGCAACACCAATACCGCCGTTGCGCCGCTGGTTTTTCAGGGTGGCACGCTCTACCTGAACGACCTTGTTGTGGTCAGCATTACCGCATCGACGCTGAGTTCCATCACGGCCAATCTCGGCACGATTACGGCGGGCAAAATCCAAAGCACTGACGGTAACTTTGTGATCGATTGCGACAACAAAAGGATAGAGATCGCCTGATGTTTGTTGCTGATGGAAGCAAGGGTATTGTTGCGGTTTACACAGGCGCGCAATCAAACACCGTTGAAGACGATCCGCTCAACCATATGGATCGGGTGATTTTTCACTCGGACCTGCCTTATGTCGATGCGGTGCAGACGGTCACGGGTGAAACAATGATCCCGGCACCGTCCAATACTCAATGGGCCTATTATTCCAGCGTAAACCTGTTTGCCCATGGTCTCAGCTATACGCCGCTGGTCATTCCGCTGGCCCATGACGTTTATGACTATAACGGAGGTCTCTGGTCGACCATTCCGGCGAACTTGGCGTTTCCGAACTGGCGGGTCAGTCCACTCAATTATTTCAATCCGCCTGCAGCGCAAGCTGATGGCCAAGTTGGGCTGACGAACATTTTTGCCAACGACACCCACGTTGTTGCGACCACAATGTTCAATAAATCCTTTGGCAGTATTCGCCGGTACAATCTGAAATTTACGGTTCATGTCACCAACGTCGCCTTGTCCGGCACAGTCAACCCGCCAACCTCGTCAGACCTGATCCTGATGGATGAGGATGAGGTGACGATTGCAGGCAAGTTTTCATCGAAAGACACGCATCTTTCCGAAAGCGGACCAGGCGACGAGGTCTATTTTCCGATGGGCGGCACGCTGGCCAATGAGGGGCTTGGGTTTCGTGCCATGGCGATCACCTTCGGCGGCTCAAAATTCATCGGTTGCCCTTATGGTACCAAGTCACCCTATTACCGCCCGAATGTCGCCAGCGAAGGCGGCGGCATAAGCACCGGATCGACCACCGCTAAAGCCACAAGCGGTTGAGCGTAGACATTCAAAACGGTCGGCTGATTGCCGGTGGCTTCAACAGCGATCATGGCATGCTGCTGTGTTTTGGCGTTTACACCGGTACGCTGTCGTTTCCGTCCAGATCCACCGGCTCGCAAACCCAGGCTTGGAACGTTTCATCCACGGCGGCGAGCGGCATCAACAGCCTGGCGACGTTTGCAAGTGGCATGGGGAAGCTGACCGCCAGCGGTTATTTCACGACCAACTGGTTTTCCTTTGGTGGCAGCGCGGTGCCGGTCTGGATCGATGACAGCTCTGGTGGTTTTGACGCCAAGTATCAGGTCTGGGTGTCGATTGGCTCGGGCAATCTTTACGTGAAGGGCCGCCAGTACATTTCCAACCATTCCAAAGTTGGCTCGGCAACGGTGTCTTACCGCGTTGCGCTTCTTGGTTTTGCTTCAAAAACCTGATCATCCTGATAGGGATTTCCTGACATGACGACTTATTCGAGCGGCACAGTGTCCGTCAGCAACGGCAATGCAACCGTTACCGGTGCTTCAACGGCCTGGGTGAATGCGATTGTTGAGGGCGATCTGTTTTCGCTGACGCTGGACGGGCCGCGTTATGAAGTGATTGCGGTCAATTCCGATACATCGATCACGCTGGACAAGCCCTATGCCGAGGCAACGCAGACAGGGCAGGCGTACACGATCCTGCGTATATCGCTATCGCGTCAGGCGCCGATCTATTTGGCAACGCAGGTTCAAAACCTGATCAATGAATTCAAGCTGAACCCGATCATCATGGGCGGGTCGGTTGATGATTCCGTGATAGGTGCCAATACGCCAGCAGCGGGGACGTTTACGGCCCTTGTTGCAGCGACTGCCGCGCTGACTGCAGTTACCATTGGAGGCGGCACGATTGCAGGCGCGGCCATTACCGGTGGAACAATTGCAGGGAGTGCGATTACCGGTGGCGCGATTTCTGGCGTTACGATTGATGCGACGGAGATTGGTGGCACGACAGCTGCTGCGGGCACGTTCACTGATCTTGTCGCAACAGGCGGGGCGCTCAACGGTGTGGCAATTGGTTCTACCACTGCTGCAGCAGGTAATTTTACGACAGTCAATACGACTGGTTCTGTCACCATTACCAACACCACACCTTCGGTGATTTTGAACGAGACTGACGGGACTTCAACGCACAGCGAGTCTCATCTGAAACACTTGTCCGATAGTTTCAGGTTGCGGACTTACAACAGTGCTGGCGTGTTTGTTGCGGATGACTTGGTCGTCGCGAAAGGGCCATCTGGTGCCACTAGCTTCAATTTTAAGATTGCTGGTACTGCTGTTTTCAATATTGATGACGAGAGGCTGGACCTCAGTGCAATTGATATTCGGGTTGATAACAATAAGAAAATTCTGGCTGGAAGTGCAGAACAAGCAAAGTATTATCATTCTGGGTCAAACGGGTATCTCGTATCTGATGTTGGCGCTCTCTTTTTAGATGCTGACGCTGGAAGTAGCTACGTATACTTGAGATCAGTTGATAGTTTGTCTGCAAGAAACACCGGTGTGCGTGTTGGCGGCGCAACAACAACGGTCAATTTGTACAATGGTGGTGATCTCGCGGCCTACACCCACAGCAGCGGGCTTACAGTTACGCATGGCTCTGCCCCACGGTTAAGGGTGAATGACGAAACCGGCACAGCAACAGCCGTCAATGCGTTGTTGGAATTCCAGACAGATGGAACAATGGCGGGCCGTGTGGGCTTTACAGGTGGTGATGACCTTTTGGTCGAAAACGCCAGTGTAGCAGGTCACATTTACAATGATGTTGAGAACTCGGGTGGTGTCTTTTTCTTTCGGGTGGCCGGTACCGAGATCGGTCGTTGGTATTATGACGGCTTAAGAATTGCCGACGACAAAAAGATCAGGGTTGGCACATCGAGCGATCTGGTTTTGTACTTTAGTGGATCTCATTCCTATATCGATAACAACACTGGAAATTACTATATCCGGCAAAAGGTAAACAGCGGCTACGGCTATCTTCAAGCAGATAATAATAATGGCGATGTCAGGACTTGTATTATTTGGGGCGGACCTACGCCAAACGTTGGATTAAGACACGATAGCGCCACAAAACTTTCTACCACGTCAGTCGGTATCAGCATCACTGGTACCCTGACTGCGACAGGTGCCTACAGTTCGACAACTTCCAGTGCAGCAAATGTGAACGTGAGTTCTGCGGGGCTGCTGCGTCGCTCAACCTCGATTGCCGAGGCCAAGGATATCCAGTCTGGCAATCGATTGATCGATCTGATGGCCATCGTCATGGGCGCAAATCCGATCCTCTATAAATCCAAGATCAAGGGCGATGACCCGAACCAATTGCATTGGGGCCTTGTTGCCGAAGAGGTTGCAGAACTCGACCGGGCTTTGGTTCATTGGCAGGAAGGGGACTATTCGGAAGTCACGCGCACGGTTCCTGGCGAGATGGTGCCGGTTCTGGATGGGGACGGCAACCGGATATTTGACGAAGACGGCAATGCTGTCATGGAGCCGGGGCCGGAGCGGACTGAAACCGTGCTTGAATATGCGTCCTTTGACATCCTGAAACCTGCAGGCGTTCAGTATGAGCGTTTTGTTGTCCCACTGATCGCCATCACCCAGCATCACCAGCGCGCCATTGAAACGCTTTCTGCTGCCGTTGGCGCAATCACCGATCCGCTTGGCGACACGCTCACTATTGCCCATGTGGCGGTTGAGCGGGACAGGCGTCTTTCCGAAGGGTTTGATTTTGATTTCGTCGATGAGCGCGGCGTTCACACCATCGGCACGTCACCGCGCGACATGCGCGGCTGGGACGAAGTGACGACCGGCGCGCATGCGGCCATCGCGCTTGGTGCACCTGATACGGAATTCGAGATAGTTACCGACACGGGTCCAGTCACCATCACTGCGCGCGAGTGGATGATGGTGCTCGCCGCTGCAACCCAGAACCGCCAGCCGATCTGGAAATCGTTCTTTGCTTTTGACGCAAACAGCATTCCCGAAAAATACGCAGACGACAGCAACTGGCTGCAACCGACAGCCTGAACAAGAAGGACCTGAATCCATGAAATTCATTGAACTGAAACGCCTCGGTGTTGATAGCAAGAAGGTCAACGCGGCGCTGAAAGACGGCTCCATGACCACTGAGGATGTCGACACACTTGCCAAGGAACAGGGCGCGGAAATCGAATACGACAAGGCCATCGAGCTTGTTGTCAAGGCCGTGCCGCAAGGCGGCATCGACTTCAACCAGATGCGCAAGCACCTTCGTATTTTGGATGCGCTCGATGTTGCTGACGGAATGCTGGAACTGGAAGACAGCGACCACGCGCATTTGAAAAAACTGGTCAAGGAACACAAGTGGGGCGGCGTTGACCGCAACATCATGACCTTTTGCGAGGACATAGAAAACGCACCAGTGAGTGACCTGCGCGCGGTCAGCGAGTCGGCTGAATAAGCCGAACCGCTCCAAATCAATTTGAAAAACAACCCGTCCTTTGAGGCGGGTTTTTTCATGGCCAAAGGACAAGAACATGTTCGTTTTTAATAAGCCGGTGCGTCCGGTTCATACCACCTGGCTGCATTGCTCGGCCTCTGACAATGCAGCGCATGACGATGTGTCGGTTATGCGCGCCTGGCACATGGAAAAGGGCTGGTCGGATTGTGGCTATCACTTCTTTATCCAGAAGGACGGAACTGTCCAGGTCGGTCGCCCGATTGAGCGGATTGGTGCACATGTCCTCGGCTATAACACCGGATCAATCGGGATCTGCCTGCATGGTCTGCGGGAAAGCAACTTCACCAGTGAGCAGTTTGATAGCCTTCGGGATCTGTGCGCGCAGATCAACGCGGCTTATGGCCTTGAAATGCGGTTCCGGGGCCATAACGAAGTCGCGGCCAAAGCCTGCCCGGTGTACGACCCGATCCATGTGCTTGATCTCGACCGCCTGGGATACATGCGAGGCACGGGCGTTTCGCGCGATGCGTTTGCCGCTGGCGCGGTGCCAGCCAATGAAAACAGCTCGGACAAGGACTATCCCGAATTGTCCATCGGTGATCGCGGCGAGGCCGTAAAACGTCTGCAGCAGCTGTTGAACACCTGCGGTGGGTTCATGGGGATTGAACTTGAGGTCGACGGCATTTTTGGCGGGCAGACCGGCGCTGCCGTGCGTGAACTCAAGCAGGAATATGACCTTTACCCGTCGCCTGTCGTCATGCCGCATGTCTGGAAAACCCTGATCGCGGCAGATAGCCGGCTGCTGGCAAAATCGGCCTGAGGCATAGCGAAATACGCCTAACTTCAAACGAGAAAAATCATGGTCAAAACCTATAAGCGGGAAACCGCCTGGGCGCTGCTGGCAGGACTGGCGGCGCTCTGTGTCTACGGTCTTTGGAAGGGCGATCAGACGGCGCTGGAATGGGCGAAGCTGTTCACGGTTCCGGCAATCACCTTTGCCCTTGCAGCTTTCGGCCTGGACGCCGCGGTCAAGCAATGGCCGCATTCAGGGAAAAAGGCGCCGCAGGATTACAATCGGTGATCGTCTTCACGTTGCTGTCCGGGTTTTTAAAGACCCGGACAGGTGCCGTCCTGGCCGCGTTTGTTGTCGCTTGTCTGGCGCTGTTCACCTGGCACACTTTTGACAAATCAAGCGCTGTGCGGGCGGCGGTCGCCTTGATCGTTGCTGATGTCGAGCTGGCTGCGGCGGAAGCCGAACTGACGGCACTCAAGGCACGCAATGACGTGCTGCGGCAGGTAAACCGCGACTTTCAGGTGCAGCTTTCCGAATCCGAAGCCCTGCGAACCCGCCAAGCATTGGAGCTGGATGAATATGAAACAACTGTTGATGCTGTTGTTGACGAGCCTCTTCTTGGCAGGCTGTCAAACCGCTAACGAGCGGGCAAGGGCAGCGGGTGAGCGCATTGGCGATGCTGCTGCAGCTTCCGCGTTTCCCGACCTTCCAAACGATTGCCGCAGGCAGGAACGTTCCGGCGTGCGCCTGGGCGAACCTCTTGACCTAGCCTTGATCCGAACCGATCAGGCATTGGGCCGGGCAAATGCAAGGGTGCGCCGCTGCGCCAAATGGCACGACGCTTTCAAAGCCGGATTGAACGGGGAGGGCGAGCAATGACAACACCACCAGAACGGCGCCCGAAGTATCGGCCTGATATCTCACTTGGCAATATTCTGACGATCATCGGCATGATCATTGCCGGGTTTACAGCCTGGCTGGATGTGCGCACGACCCAGACGGCCATCCTGTCAGAAGCCTCTGATTTTGAACGTCGTCTGGAAATCCTTGAACGCTCGGAAACGCAGCGTCACACCGACCGCATCAATCAGGTGACGCTGTTCACTGAAATTCGCACCGACATCAAGTATCTGCGCGAAGCGGTGGAGCGGATTGAGGATGAAAGGCGGAGGTGAGGGGGGGGAAGTCGCTAGGGTTGCATTGGGCCTTGATGGCCATCTAAGGTGTAGCCTCTCAAGTTGGGGTCGATGTCGTCCATGAGAGAGTTGGTTAGGAGTATTCGGAGGTTTTTCTTCTGGAAGTCAGGCCAACAGGGCGACCGTTGGCTCTTGCTAAACAGTCGTCGTCAAGACGACTATCAATAAAGTGTGGAGGGTGCATGAGGAAGCTTTTGTTGTTGTTGTTGGTAGCAGGATGTATTTTTAGCTTTGCAAAAAATGTACGGGCAGAAAGTTGCCTGGGCGGGGTATCGAGTGAATACGTACTTGTGGAAGTAACCTACCACTCCTCAGGGATGACCGGTGTTATAATAGAGCTCTGTTTCACCAATGCATTTTGGTACTCAAAGGCTGGTGAGGAATCGTTGGCTCAAATTATACTTGGAATGAGCGCAGGAAAACTATCATCAGCGGATGTGTACGCGGAATTGTTTGATTTCATGGGAGGTGTTCGGAAAAATCATACTCACGACTATGGAAATGTCACCGTCACCATAAAAGCATTGAAAGACCCGCTTAAAGGGTCAAAAACTGGGATTCTTCCGCAATGAAAACACTGAACCTAGGTACTTACAAAGTGGTGGCGAATTTGTAAATCGTCAAGAAACTCAAGTGACAAATAAGGAGCCTAGCCGTCACTTTCTCTAATTTTGAACCAGTTTTTGTTTCGGTTACTCCAAACGTCTTGGTATTCGTTGAAGAAATTGCTGAGTAACTCATCACTTAAGGTGTTGGTGTTTTCAGCGTGGGTAATTTCTTGTTTTATCTTTACTAGTTTATTTCTAGCATCCGCATGCATTATCCATAAGTCCTTATGTCGAAACAAAGCGTCCCAAGCTGTTACGATTGACAGTGACGCCGTAATTAGGATGGCCAGCGCCTGAAAGTAGTTGTCATCTGTGATACCAAATAATTTCAACTGACCAATTCCCAAAAGTGCTGTGGCTATAGCAGCAGCTGTTGCTTTATATACTTCAATCCATGTAGTTTTTTTCTTATCGTTTTGAGATATTCTTCGAAAGAAAATAATGTTCTTGTCGATGTCTTTTACGAGTTTTACTTTGTCAATTTTGAAGTTGTTGTTAGGCATATTTAAAATCCTAGGTTGGTTCAATCCAATAAGACATAGAAATCGGTTTTTGCAATGCAATTGATCAACATGATGGGAACCGTGAGGGGGCAGAGAACCGCTAATGAACCTGTCGGATCTGAAATCGGTCTGGATGGGGAAGGCTAAGTGGTCACAAAAAAATCATGGATTCGAATGAAAGAAGATGCTCTCGACAAAAAGTGTCGAGAGCAAAAGTGATACTAGGATTCATTTAGTGAATCTGGCGAATTTTTTTAAGAAGTATTGCTTGATTGCCTTGCAAAATTTTCGCTCCGATATGCGCCCCACCAGCAACATTTATGCTTGTGCACCCAAGGACAAATGCACCAGGTCCAGATCCTATTGTTTGACCAATTGAACTTATTCTTTTGTTTTCAAGATATATATCTAGTACAACTTGAGAGTTGCTTGGTACGCACATCTCCAAATTTACGACTGTCTGGGTGCCAGCTTGGCTGTGCAACACAGAAATCAGATCATTCGGATTACTTGGAGAAAGAACCTGAGTTTCATAGGCTGTGTAAGTCTGAGTTGTCGGTTTAGAAATCAAGGTGAAAGTGTAGACGGAAATTGCGAGTGCCAAAACTGCGACAATTGCAATCAATAAGTTAGAAAGTTTCATTTCAACTAAGCCCTCCCAGGCTGTGTAAAGTTATTTTACAACTGTATTTATGCAACATGTATTCAAAATTGCAAATCTTGCAGTTTAACATCTTTTGCGCGAATTAGGATACCCTGCAGAGCCTGAACGTCTAAGGAAATATGCATCGAATGCCTATCCAGCTGTCGGCCACTTTTCTGTTCGGACCAACATCGAATTGCATGCCGTTGACTAGCTTCGTATCAGCACCTAGCGTTTACGCATGTGCGGTCGATTCAAACTCAAAGTGTCCTGGTCAGACCTCTGGCAGATGTATAATCTCATCCGGCCAGAGGATAAGGCACGCAACACTGCGCCGCGCTACAACATCGCGCCGACGCAGGATGTGCCGTTTATCCACGTTGACAAGGACGGCAGCCAGATCGTTTCCGAAGGGCGTTGGTGGCTGGTACCGCATTGGGCCAAGGAACTGACGTCCAAGTGGCCGATGTTCAACGCCCGAAGTGAGGACGCGCATAAGAAGCCTGCGTTCCGTGATGCCTACAAGACAAAGCGCTGCCTCATCCCGGCCGATGGATACTATGAATGGACCAAGAATGTCGAGGACGGCAAAAAGGACCCTTGGCTGATCGAACTGCCGGAGGCAACACCGTTCTCGTTTGCAGGGCTCTGGGCCTATAACACCGCGCTTGATGTCACCAGCTGTACAATCCTGACGGCAGCGGCGGATCCGAACATCAAGGAGCTGCACCACCGGATGCCGATTATCCTAAAACCGGATGTCTATGACAGCTGGATCGATCCAGAGCGACCGGTCGAAGACGCGCGTGCGTTGCTCACCGAGAACCTTGGTTCTGAGCTAACTTATCATCGCGTCAGTCGGGCGGTGAATTCGTCACGGGTTGAAGGTTCGCAGTGTGTGGAGGCAGCGGAATAGAATGACCAGGTTGGCAAGGAACTTGATTTTCGCGGGTTTCATCATTGTCGACATTTAACTGTCGATAACGTGGCGGTTGCGGTCAAGCATAGGCACGCCTACGACGAAAGAAATTCAAATGCCATCACAAGAATAAAAAATTCAAAGAACGCGATCGTCGGGCCAGCGAACCACCATACTTTTTTCTCACTCCTGACGCTTCTTACGACAAATGAACCGAGATGGAGTGTGAGCAGAACAACCCCGGTTAAAATGCAAAAGGTACTGATCAGGATTGCCCCTAGAGTGCCTCGTTCGCCGAAAACTTCCAAAAGCTTCGTGCCGACGGGTACAAGTCCCCCAAAAAAAATAGATTTCTCGATGTGACGTTTGGCGTCGTCTAGGATTTGCATCCAATGCCTCTCATTCCAGATATTCCGTCGAGGCTGGCTTGCTGCGAAAGTTCCTTTTGTCGCCGGACGGGACTTCAGCAAATTCGTCAATCGCATCTGTAGCATAAGAGGCGAGTTTTATTCCTTTGAACCGATCTTCGCCTCGCGCATGAAATGGACGGCGCCAGCGTATCCAGTCGGTACAGTATTTTCGCTATCGCTCATCCCAAAAAGCATTGCGGCCGCGGGTGTCGATATGAACAAAGGAATTGTAGATCCCGATTCCTCCTTTGAATTCACCGCTGTCTCTCAGCCTTTTTGCAATTTTGTACCAGCTGCCTGAGTTCCCTACATTGGGGCCGATGACCTTGAAGTCGGCAGCATCAAAGTACATATGCCGGCTGTCTTCTGCGCCGCCAACGTCACGGTTGTATGCCGGATTACGATAGATGCTTGTCAACTTGACAGGTGCCCCGACTTCCTTACGAATTTTGTCAAGAATTTCCATCAGCGGCACGACATTGTTGTAGAGGCTCGGGTCCGGGTCGGTGTTAGATTTGTATCGCTGGTTACTATTTCCCTTGAACAACACCTCTTCCCAGTTGAAGTGATCGATATGTGAGAGATTTTTCAGCCAAAACGCTTCAAAGGGGTGGCTTGCCTGGCTACCAGTTTTTGAAGATCCCCCTGGAAGAGGAAAACTCCTGTCCTGGGCAGCGGACCCTCCGTGTGGGTTTGAGGGTGAAGCCAGACCACGCGTACCGTAATAGCGCTGCAATTTGGATTTTCTTTTGGAACCTGATGAAGAGCCAAAATGAAATCCGACAACAGTTGCAAACGCCGCAGCGAGTGCACCAAATGCGACCAAAAAGACTTCCTTGCTATTGGAACTTTCGGCATTTGTCGGGATTGTTGCAGGATCTACAATCGGCGTAGTTGTTGTTGGATCAGCAGCGGTTATGGTGGTTGATGAAACTGCGGGAGTGGTAGCGGTTGTTGGATCTGTTGCCGGCGTAGTGGGTGCAGGATCCGCCGCCAATGCAATGGGTGTAGAACGTGAATCCGTTACACTGGGAGCAGGGGGGATATTCTCTTTGTCGAGTGGCTCTCTGGCTATGATGAAAATGAAAGCAATAAACGCGCCGGTGATGATGATTGAGAGAGCCGGATTAAGCCATGAAACCCAAGGAGAATCAGAGGTCGCAGCCTTCTCTGCAAATGCGCGCGCAGCATTTGTGCTTTCCAGGTCTTTCTGAAGCAACTCAAGATCGTTCTTGTGCTGGTTTTCCTGTGCCTCGAGGTTTTTTTGCTTGTTTTTGAGTTCAACGCGCAGATATTCCTCACGGGCGCGATTTTCCTTTTCAGCTTTTTGATTTGCGATTTCTACGAGCTGCTTCCTGAGTTCGACCTTGGCCGCAGGGTCATTTTCTATTTTTTCCTTTACCTGATCTGCATCGTCCAACTTGGCGATTTTTTTCATCAACGTCAGGATTTCGCTCGCCAATTCACCGGTTTTGTCGTCTTTTACGAGCGAGCCGACAGCCGGAATAACGGAAGTAGCGAGGTCGAGCAGGGCCTCTAATTTTTTGTCCATGAAGTATCTCCCCGTCTCAAAACGAATTGCTGCGGCTAGCCTTGAGCGCTTCTTGCGCCCAGTTTAACCGGCTATCAAAATGTTGAATTCCCGGACGCTCAAATTTGTTCATGAAACTTTTTGTTGCATCTCTTAGAGACTGGGTCTTGCGCAAGTGAGCGAGCGCTCTCTTTTCTGTCGTCTGGAGCTCGTGTATCAAGAAGCCGTAATTTGCTTCGTCATCAGACAAATCCTTGAACTTGTTGTCCTTACACCACGCCTCGAATGCGCGTCGGCGGGGACCGGTCCACATGACCCAGCCCCATCCGCCTCGACTCCCGGGAACAATCGGTTTTACTTCCTGTAATTTGCGGAACCCGGCGCACTCATGACCGATATTGCCGAGTATGCCGGCTGACTGATTGAGCGTCAGGCCGAATTCATTCATAAGGTCTTGAATAATTCCGGGGGCTTTTTGTCGAAACAGCCCAAAAGTACCGCCAGGATCTGGCAATGATGTCGGTGGCTTTGGCCTAGGGCTCGGGTGTGTTTGTCCGGAAACGGAGCCTTCAGAGGAAAGTTGCCCACTGCCCAATCCTGGAGCGCCGTCAGCATATTGAAGATTTGTGCCATCTGCTGGTTGTTGAGGAGCCGAAAGGATCATTTCATCCTTGTCCCTGGAACCAGTCGAGGACCCAAAATGAAATCCGATGACAGTTGCAAATGCAGTGGCAAGTGCACCAATGGCGGTATAGAAAATCTCGATGTTTTGTATCGGGCCGCTTGAGTAGAAGATAAATGCGAGAGTGCTGATAAAGCCAAGTGTTATGACGATCGACAGCAATGGGTTAATTCCGGCGACCCACCACTTGTCAGATTTCGACATCTCCAACGCATGATCACGGGCGGCTTCGACGCTCTTAAATTCAGTATTTAATTGCTCGAGTAGCTGTTTGCGCTGCTGTTCCCGTTCGGCACTTTCCAGCTCCAAAAACGCTTCTTCTATGCGTTCCTGTTCTTTTGCGGCGCGCGCCTGTTCTTCAAGCGCCCGATCTTTCAGATCTTCCAGTGCCTTTTTGAGGGTTGCCGCCAGGACGTTGTCATTGGCCACCTTTTTTTGCGCTGCTTGTTCATCCTTGGTATCGAGAAGACGTTCAACGATTTCTTCCGCTTCTTCCCGGATGTCTCCTCCGTCCCTGTCCGCGGCAAGAATTCTGAAGAGGCTTGGTGCGACGGTGACGGCTACCCCAAGTAAACCGGTAAGGAGGACACTCACGAGACAATCTCCAAACAAATAGAATTTCGCGTTAAAAGTTTAACTGTATAAAATACGCTAACACTAATAATTGTATTGGATCAACTGTTGAGTCGTTAAAGTTGTCTTTGCCTCGGTATTTTCTTCATGGCGTATTATTTACACTGGTGTTTTGGCAATCAAATCACCCCCCGAAGATGCAGTTTTTCTGGATTGATATGAACTGCTTCCACTTGCTTGTTACTTTTGGGAGTGCTGCGTTTCCACATCTTGCACCAACGCGTCAATCGCTTCCGCAACAGCCTGCTTCACCGAGACGTATTCAGCCCGGTCATAGTGTTTGCGGGCAACGTCCGCGGCCTGGCCGTGATTGTGCCAGACATCGATCCAGTCCCTGTTGAGCTGGGGATTGCGTTCAATCAGCAATGTCTTGATGGTTCGGCGCAGATCCCGCGGCTGAAAGCGCTCGACCTTGTTTCGATCACACCATTTTCGGGTTGACTGGCTGATGCTGTTCAGGGTTTGCGGTTCATCCGGATTGTGGTGTTTGGGAAAGAGGTAGGGGCTGGCGGGATCGGAAATTTGCAAGGCAGCCTGATAAGCAGCTAATCCAAATTCAGTCAGTGGGAGATCGTGCGCGCGGTCATTTTTGGTTCTGGGCAGACAGAGCCAGGTTTCATCGGCGCGTTGTTGAAACCAGTCCTTGCGGCTGTAGAGGATCTCTGTAATGCGCACACCTCCCATACTTATAAGGAGTCGGAAGACAAGTTTCATGGACGGACTCACACCCCGGCCGCTGAAACCATGCCAGAAGCCGGACAGCTCCTCCAGGGTGAGTGTGCGATGGCGTGGTTGGCCCTTCATCTTGCCACCGACATGGGTGACCGGATTGGCAGTCAGGTTGAACCGAACATCCGGATTGGGATTGGTGGGGTCGTAATCAGCGGATAGACCGCGGCTGAAGGCGGCGGACAGATAGGCGCGCGGGTGCCCTGTCTGGGATCCCGCGTCATGAAAGATCCGAAGCCAGGTGGTGACGTCATCCGGTGTGATTTCATTGGCCGCTCGATCACTGCCATCCTCATCGATACCAATGACATTGAGTGCACTATTGCTCCGCTTGACGAGGTAGCCTTCATACTCGCCGACAGAGGCAATGCCCTCGGACTTCATCTGCTGAATGACGAAGGAAAACAGATCACGCACAGAGCCAACCGCGTGGCTCTCGGCGTCGCTGTTGGTTGGGCTTTCCGTTCGCATATTTTCGGCTGCTTCATTGGCAAGAATACGGGCCTCTTTCAGCCCGATTGCCGGATATTTTCCGAGCCCAATCCGCTTTCGTCCCTTCGGCCCGCGCACCAGCGCCGACCAGGATAGCGTTCGTGCGCCAATCCGGAGCCGGAGCCCGGGGATCAGTGCGTCGGCAAATTCCTGTCGCGTGGCTGCCGGCTTGAGCGTCTGAAGCCAGCGATCGGTCAT